TCACTTGACCGCCACGAGTCGCGCAGGCTCCTGCAAAAGAACTGCGCTGGCGTGGTGCGCCAAGTGGTCCGGCGCCAGGTGGGCATACCGAAGCACCATTTCGAACGTCGCCCATCCTCCGAGCTCCTTCAATACCTGCAACGGCGTGCCGTTCTGCACATGCCAGCTTGCCCACGTGTGCCTGACGTCATGAAACCGGAAGTTGGATATGTTCGCCCGCCTGCACGCCGCTCTCCACTTCCAGTCGTCCCATTTCTTCAGCGGCTTTCCTTCGCGCACAAAGACGAAGGTTTCGTGCTGCCCGATCTGTCCGCGAAGTAGCGCGACCGCATCATCATTCAGCGGCACGCCAATTGGCTTGCGCGCTTTTGCCTGATCGGGGTGTATCCATGCCCGGCGCGACACCAGATCGACCTGTGTCCATTCCATCTCCAGTATGTTGCGTTGGCGCAGACCGGTGGCGAAACAGAATGCCGTGACGGCCCGCATGCACGCCTCATCCAGAGCCCAGAGCAGCCTTCGCGCTTCGTCGCGCGTGATCCATCGAATGCGGACTGAAGGCTCGGGAAACTCCGGCAGGCTCGGGGCCTTGTCAATCCACTCCCAATCTTTCGCCGCATCGAGCATCAGCGCCCTAATTGTCGCCAGATACCGGTTTCGGGTTGCTGCCTTTAGCGGCGTCTTGCGAAACCTTTTGACACTCTGGGTGGGGATGGCGGCCATAATTTCAGGGCGGGTGATGCTTCCCAGGTCGCGGCCGGCGAAGTGCGTCAGGAAGTGCCGTATGTGTGCTACCCGATCGTCATAGTCAGCCCTGCTGATCTGCTCAGTCAGGTAGCGAGTCGCCGCCTGCTCGAAGACGTAGCGTGGTCGCTCCCCCATTTTCGCTATGCGCCATGTTTCATGCTTCAGCTTGTCGTGAAGTTCCTGAGCCTCCTTTTTGTCGGTCGTGCCAGTAGTTTGTCTAATTCGGCCGCCGCCTGGCGTGCGGAAATCGATATGCCAGACGTCGGAGCCTTTGCGCTTCCGGATGGACATGGTTGCTTCTCCTGGTCCGTCTGCGCCGGTCGGCGCTCATTGTAATCCTGCGTGGCCTCTTTCAATTTTTCCGGCCAGATCCGCCACACGGAACCAATCTGGAAGAAGCCGAGCTCGCGGCGGCGCGCATAGACGGTACCGTACGACACCCGGAGCAGGGCGGCCGCTTCTCGCAGGCTGATGGCGCGATCGCCGATGACGGGTACGGAGGGCGCCATGTCACCCTCCGCTTGCTGATTGAGCGGCGGTCAGGGCGCGCCGTGCCGTTTCTTCACCCTGCTTCCAGTGCATGCCGAGGGATTTGCAAATGGTGTTGAACGCGTGATCTTGAGCGATACCGCCATGTGCACGTAGGTCTAGGGCAAAGTGGTAATCCGAGATGGCGTGGCGAATCTCTGTAAGCACCGCTCCGCGCGCATCATCCGTGAGCGCTGTTTGTTCTGGCGGAGCGCCGTAGAGTTTCGGTGGGATGCGGCCACCGTCAGGCATCGCGTAAAGCTCGCAGTCTCGCGGGCGACGCCCGGTCATCCAGCGCAGCTTGCCGCCGTCCTCTGCCACCGCTACATGCTGAAGAACAACCGCCTCCGCATCCTGCGCCACATTGGCGGAAGTTGATACGGCGCGGGCTTTCTTGGAATTCGCCTCGATAGCTGTGCGCATGAGCCGTCGAAAACCTTCGGCGTACATGGCATGCATATTTCCGAACCGCTCCTTCGTCAATGCGTTGAGTTCGTCGTTAGTCAGCACGACAGGATAGGCCCCGCGCTCGTCCTGCTCGACCGATGGAGCGGCAGGGGATGCCCGCTCGCTCTTACCCTCACCAATGAGGGAGACATGGGCGTCAGCTAGTGCTTTGCATTCTTCGCAGACTCCATCACCATTGGAATATACGCAGTCGTGATGCTCACTAGGGTACGCAACAGGCTTGCTTGCATCCTTGTCGAGAGGGGCGGCATATAGGAGCGTGATACTCCCACCACGCTTCTCTACTTCATCGTATTGCCAGCCATACGGTTCGACTTGTTGGAAGCGATCTACAGCCGATCCGGCACCCGGATCAATCAGCCATGCAACTGGCGTCGCCCCTCTATCGACAGCGGCAGGCTGGGTGGCGGATAGCAGGGCGCGGACGCCTTCGATGATGCGCACACCGTCGAGGTTCGGCACGCCCGCAAGGCGCAGCGGCACACCGATAGCGCGGCGCTCGAACTCGTTCAGAATCTCGTCATCAGTCACAGTAACGTCTCCATCGGGATTTGTGGGGTGGGTCATGGCGTGGTCTTGCGCAATCTCGTGATGACACCCTTCAAGGACCGTATGCGACGTTCAAGCTGCCGGTTTTGCTCTCGTTCTTCGTTGTACCAACGCTTGTATTGCGCCAGATCGCTTTGAAGGCGTATATGGTTCTGAGCCATCACTTCCGTTGCATCTGCAATGCGTTGCAACGATCCGGCATTCATCTGATCTAGCGAAACGCCGCCCTCAGTCTCAGTTCCGTACTCGCGACGGCTCTCGTCGCGGAATTTTTTAAACGTCATGGTGAACCTCCTTCTCCCCGCCAGATGCAGCGGCATCGTCGGGAGACTTTGACTTCGCGGCGCGCGCGAACGCCTGCATCACGGTGCTGAACATCTCGGACAGCATGTGAGCGCTCTCGGCGGTCAGTTCGTCGGGCCAGAATAGGTTGACGTAACCACCCTCGGGGAGCATCAAACGCATTTCTTGGTGTGTCGGTTCTTCGGCTGCAGCAGGACGGCTGGATGCTCGAAGCCTCCCGGATGCATTAAGTCTCTCTCTTGCCCGCCCACGCGCATATGCCATTGAGTACAGGCGCTTTCCTTCAAGCGTCGATGCCAGAGCCGGCAGCCTTCCATCAGATTCCACGTCATCGTCATCCGTCGCCCGCACTGCCTCCACCTGCACTTTGGAAGACAACGCAGCCCGCAAGCGCTCGCCAGCCGCAATAATGGCGTCGCGTTTTTCCGCTGATGGAGCGCGGATAATTACGGTTGAATCGCCCTGAGTCAGGTTGTGGAACTGGCGCGCCGCTTCGTGCAATTCGCTCGGCCCTGCGTCTTCATTAGTGGTCGTCATTTTTCACTCACTTGTTCGATTGCTTCGCGCGCTGCGCGGATGGGCGGTCACTTGCCGTAGACGGTCCACTCGGGCGTGATGCACGCAAGCGCATAGCCCCATACGTCACCTTCAGACGTGATGCGAAACCCGCGGTGAACATCGCCATCGGTGTCAGGCCTAGACTTCGGCCACTTCCCGTTTGCCGCGAGCCAGGAGGCTGCGAAATCTGTCATTTGCGCAGCCGACTCAAGCGGGAAGGGCAGCGGCAAGCCGCCTTCCGAACCGGCCCACATAAGGACGAGTTGATTGCTTCCGTCCTTTCCCTCGGCGATCGAGTAATGAGTCGCGCTTCGATGTTCGATAATCGCGATCCGCAGAGCGGCCTCCAGGCCTGCGCGAGTGTCAACCAGAGCATTAAGCTCAATGACTCCCCAGCCTCCCGCGAAGTGACGGTCCTGCGTGCTAAAACCGTTATTCATTTTTCATCTCCGTTATCAAACCATCGTCCAGACTTCCCGCATATCGCCGGCATTCTTTCTTCGTCCACCCCACCAAATTCACGGTGGCCGAAGCAATACACAAACACCGGATACTCGCCAAACAGATCCGCGCGCAGATTTTTCGGATGCCGGCACTTGGGGTATTCGCCCCTGGTGCTGTGAATGCAATCCAAACAATCTCGCTTCATGTCGACCCTATCGCCGCTCTTCAGCGTCGCGGTTCGATCGCCTTTCAAGCGGCCGATAAAAGTCATGTTCTGCTGTATCAGTAGGGTGCATACGCAGATGAATCACTGCCAGTCCCACACCCACTGCAGCAGCACCTAATATGGCGATAGCAAGGCAGCCAAGGGCGGGCATTCAGATAACCCGCTTGAATTCGATAACCCATACCCATGGATTAGCGTCCCAATCGGCACCCGGTGTCGCAAGGCTGTCCCACAGCACTGCGAAGCGCGACCGCATTGCACCGTCTTGCGGGTCACAGCCGGGCTTGTCCCATCCCATGGGGAGAAGCGGCCCGTGTACGGCGCCTTCATTGCGCGCATCTGCCTCGCTGATGTCCTGCAAACGCTCGATGCGCACGCCAGCGACTTCGAGCGTGATGCGCGACGCCCAGCGCGGCATGTGGATAGAGGGCTTCCATTTCCTGCCGAATGGCGCTGTGCCCTTAGAATCTGCCGCGTAGTGCACCGAAAGCGGCTCACTGGCAGACGCGTGCACAATAGCGCCGTCCGATTGGCGAACCGCGGCCTCCGTAACGATTCGCGCACCTGGCGTCGTAGGCCCCCAATGTGCATGCCAAGTCTCGCGTACCCACAGACGATCGCCGGGCTCACCAAACGGCGATCGATGCTGATAGACGGGCAGATCGGGGTCGCCTCTTTCAGTCTTTCGGTACATCGCATGCTCATGGCCCGACCAGTCATCCGCGTACATCATGAATCGCTTGCGGAACTCCCACAGATTGGGGTCTCGGAACTCAGGCTTGAGAGTTGACATATCAGGCTGAACCTTCAGGATGCGCCGCGTCTGCGTCTTGCTACCATCGAGCAGAGCACGCACCATCGGGCCGCTGAAGAGGATCGGACGTTCTTTCATTGCGTTCACGCCTCAAGCAACTCAAAGATTCGACCCGGATGTAGGCCCGCCAGCATTCCGCAGGCTTCGTCTTCGTACTCGGCCAGAACGGTCGCATCCATATCCGAATAGACCATCTTGCCGTTCGGCAGGAGCCACTCGAGCCGCGTTTCTCCAGCCGGGCCGGCGCCGCGGCACATACGCGTGCACACGCCCGGTACGACGTCGTCTGCCCGGCGCGAATACAGCGGCACATTGCCTTTGATGTAATCGAGTTCGATCTCGTCGGCCGCACGCATGTCGCCACGCTTCGCTGCGCGGCTCGCGCGCTTCGATGCAGCTTGAAGAATCAGGTTCATGGTGAATCTCCGTTACACGATGAGCGGCGAGACGACGCCCCGCCAATTTCCGTTTTGGACGAGGAACGCGCGTGGCTTCTTCGCATCCCAATAGAAGGTGACTTTTTCGGCCGGCGCGCGCGTCAGGATCTGGGCGAGCTGGTCACCGCGAAAAGTAAAGTTGAAAGGCTCATCACCGTGAATCTCGTCCGCGTCGAGGCTGATGTTTGCCTCGTGATCACTATTCACGATCTCGATGGCGCATTCGGTGCCCTCGGATGTGAATTTCACGGCGCCCATCTTGTCACCATAGAAACGGTGCATCGACACCGCTTCACGTAAGGGTTCGGATTCGAAGGAGATGAAGTTTTTCGGCTCGGGCAGAGTCCGTCGCCAGTCGGGATACTTCGCCGACATCGGCTTGAGAACGAGCTCGGTATTGCCGCCACACGCAGTGACGTGCGACTTTGTGACGATAAGCCGGGTCGTTTCGAGATCTGCAAGCATCTCGGCCGCCTGCTGGGGGAGCAGGACACCGAACGGCGTCGATGCAATCGTTATCTGCGCCGTGGCAAGCATGTAGCCGTTCGTCGCCGTCGCGCTGATCTGCTGTCCATCGGACTCAATCCAGATCCCCCGCATCGGTTCGCGGATGTCTTTGGCGTTGGCAGCGAATGCGACGCTCGATACGATTCCCGAGAGACCGATCACGTCGATGTCGGCAATCACTTCGCCCTCGGGCTTGATCAGCGGAAACATCTCGCCCGGGTAAATGGGGAGCGCGACGCTACCGTTACTGCCAGAAAATTTGGCGCGACCATTCTTCTGGACTGAAACATCGATATAGTCGCCGGCGAACCCAAGGGCCGGCGCAAGGCGATCCGGCGCAACGCAGATGTCCAGCCTCTTGTCAGTGTCGCCGAAGCGTTCCTCGCGGTACGTGGACTGCCCTTCGGGGCATGCGGCGATCATCTCGAACGATTCGCCGTCAACCCGGATGCGAACGCAATGAAGCACGGCGAGAACCGAACGCCGATCGACCGACTTGCCAACCTGCTTCAGGGCATCACGAAGCGTCGACGATTTGATGGAGATCATTTTGTGTCTCAAAAAGAGTGGGCCAGTCCCGCGCCCACAAAGCCACAGCCTGGGGAGGCTGTCGTTCGGGGTTAAGCGCGAATGAATTTGTGGTTGTCGTCGAGCCGGTATGCGACATTGGGCTCGATCCCGTCTTCGCCGACATAACCAATGACGGTGCGATACCGGTCATTCGCCTCGTCCCACCAACGGATTCGGATCTCGCCGCTGTCGCCCGCCGTGGCCGTGCCTCTGTAGCCCGCCGTGGCCGTGCCTCTGTCGCCCGCCGTGGCCGTGCCGCTGTCGCCCGCCGTGGCCGTGCCTCTGTAGCCCGCCGTGGCCGTGCCGCTGTCGCCCGCCGTGGCCGTGCCGCTGTCGCCCGCCGTGGCCGTGCCCCGGGCCCCGACCGTGGCCGTGCCGCTGTCGCCCGCCGTGGCCGTGCCTCTGTAGCCCGCCGTGGCCGTGCCGCTGTCGCCCGCCGTGGCCGTGCCTCTGTAGCCCGCCGTGGCCGTGCCGCTGTCGCCCGCCGTGGCCGTGCCCAGTGCCCCGACCGTGACGGATTGTTCGTCTCCGACCGTCAAAGTAGATCCAATAACTGCGACATTTCGCGAACGCGGCTCGTGGTCAAGCAAATAGGTCGTCGCTTCGAGCTTTGTGCCGACGCAGACAACCTTGCCGCGGGGAAACTTGCACTTGCCGCCAAGCATGATGATGTCGTCTGAATCGACCTCGACGACCAGCCACTTCGCCGTCTCCCCCAGGTAGTTGCTGCTGTTATGGTCGCCTTGACCAAAAAGCCAACCATGAAGACCAGCGCCGCACTCATTCGTCGCAGCCCAGTCAGTTGCTTCGGCGATCTCGCCGACGGCCGGCCATACGAAGCCATTCTTTGACGACATGTCGGCGGCACAGGTGCGCAGCACGAGCGAAGTATTTTTCTTTGCCATTTCTCTCTCGCAGATTTGACTTCTGTTAATCCCAGATTTGCGGGTAGGGCGCATCCGATTCGTGCTCGAACTCGCGATGCGCCGCCGGAACGCAAAACTCATCAGTTTCGTCAGCACGCTTTGCGCTTCGATTGATTCCACCGACTATCAGGCCAAGGCTCCCTCCCACCCAAATCCCGAGAAGGAGTACTAAACAGAGGTCAAGGCCTGTGTACATGGTGTAATCCTCAAATCAGGTGCAGCGAACCACGCTGCAACGTTCAACGTCGGCCTGCCTGGCATCAATACTTGAGCAGAGCAGGAGATAGATAGCGACAACAGCCGCAGCGCCGATCCAGATCTTGACGATTTCGCGCATCACATGCCACCAGCACGCAGGCCGACAAGCAGGTACCAGCCGGCGCCAATCAGTGCACCACCAATGAAACAGGCGCAAACCTTGGCGAGCTTCCCGAGGCCGTCATATGTCGCGGCAAGAAGGGCGTTATCAGCGTGCGCACGGATCATTTCATGCCCCGCGTGAAGTAATCGAGCTCATCGCGCGTACGCGTTTGCTCGGTGTGTTGCGGTTGAGTTGTTTCCATCTCTGATCTCCGAACTACTCGAAGTGGGGTGAAGAACGCTCTGAGTGCAAAGCCCTGAATACTGACAAGGCTTTAGGCTAAGAGCGCTCTTCGGTTAAATCAGCAGCCGCCCAGCTCGCTTGCAACGCCTTCGCTAATCAGGTCGGCTGCAACCTCCTTCAGGAGATGTTCGGTAAGCGCTCCGGCGCCACCTTCGGCCAAACGCTTAAGCTCGATCAGATCTTTCGCCTTGGTGCTCATCTCGAATCCCCTTGGTGGGTTAGTGCTACTGGCTTGAGAAGAACAATAGCAATAGCTTCTGAATAATGCAAGCAAAAGCTATCGTTCGAGCGCAAAATTTTTTGGTGGGGTCAGACTTTCGTCTGGCGCAGCGTTGCGCAGGCGCAAAAAAGCCCGCACGCGGCGGGCTCTCTTGCAGCTCGGTGGATAGACTTTACTTCGTGCAATCTAGCATCGGCGATCCTACTATCATGCCAGCGCCGTCACAGGTCAGCGTAACCGAGTCTCCCCTGTGAAGCTCTGAAAGTCGCGAAATCGCGGATTTTTGGAAATTCCCTCGAACGTTTTCATACATCTGCCCGGTGGCCAAATTGACGTAAGGGTCGCCGGAAAAATCTTTCCCGATCTCCGTGACTATGCCGTTCACGGCGAGTCTGCGCCCTTTATATTTCGTATCAGCGAGAACCTCGTTTCCCTTATATTCCGCAAACAATTGATTCGCCGAAATATCGATCGTCGGCCGCGGAAGGATGGGCGGCTCAGGTGCGGCCTGGGCCGCTGGCTCGGGCTCGGGCGCCGGCACCGCAGCAGCAGCGACCGCCGATGTGGCGTCCGCCGCGCTTTGGGCCGGCAGGTCGGAACCGGATGAGATCGACCCATCTTTAGGCGCGAAATAGAAAATGGCGGCGATCACAATGCCAGCGACGGTCAAGACCTTGAATGCGCCGCCTTTTCGCTCATTGGAAACTTTGGGCGGCTGAGTTTTCGCGGCAGGCTGAACCAGCAAAGGATTGCCACATTTAGGGCATGCCGCCGCCTTACTACTCACTTCCGCCGCGCACTCGTCACATTTGATCAGCGCCATTATCGTCGCACCCCCGAAAATATGACGACTCCAACCGTCGTCGCCCCTTCCGGATAGCGGGTAATTTTTCGGCCGTTCAGACCGAAAAGATAAAGCCCCTCGCTATCTTCCTTCAGGCGTCTGAATAGCATTTTCCCGTCGAGCATCCGCACGACAACATCCTTGCCAGGGATGGCGATTACGCTGGGGTCGACGAAAAGGATTTCGCCTTCTCGGTAGCCGTTCGGCGTGCCGTCGTCCATGGCATCGCTATCGTTCGAAATACAAAACGAGCTCGTGGCATGCGGCACCGGACAATCAAGCCATTCTTGTGCATCTTTTTGCGCAAAGGTGTCCACCAGTTGTTCCCAGGTTCTTGCCTGTGCCCAGGAGATCAGCGGGATCTTTCCGTGGAATTTTGGGCCGGGCGCATCGTTTGTTTCATCAATGCTAGCCACTGGCGTTTTCGGTGTTTCCTTAAACACGCCTTCCTTTGGTGCGCTGATCGGCAGATCGCCAGATCCCAAATTGTGATCCGACAAAATCTCCTTCTCGATGCCGAGATCGAAATACAGCGCCGGCAGGCCTAGATCGGCCTCCAGCCTGCGTGCGACGCCCTCGCCAAAGCTCTTGCCGTCGCGATAGTTCTGGTTCAGCACCTGCCGGAGGCGCGCCGCGTCTTGGTTATGGGTCCGCGCGAAGGCCGCGACATTCCCTTTGGATTCCTTATCCACTAATTCCCGTAGGCGCTTTCTGCGGTATGCGTCGATGTCCATGACGGGATTAGAACTGAAAACTAGCATTTGCTGTGTTCGCAAAAGTTATTGTTTTAGCACGCAAATGCTTGCAGTTTGCGGAAGCATTTGCTATCGTTGCTGCATGGATACCTTTCGAGCCTTCTTCAAGGCACTCACCAAAGCAGAGCGCGAGACCTTCGCCGCAGCCGTCGGCACGTCCGTCGCCTATCTCTGGCAGATCGCCTACAAGCAGCGACGCTGCAGCGAGTCCATGGCAATCGAGATTGAGAAGGCATCCAAGCGCGCGGTCTGCGTGGAAGACCTTCGCAGCGATGTCGATTGGGCTTACATCCGCGCGTCGGCCCAATCTATCGCCGAGAGCGAGCCGCCCGCCGATGTTGTCGAGCGAGCGAAAGCCAGCGACGACGTTCAGCCTCCCGTAGGTGGAACGAATAAAACCAAGCTTGCAAGGATGGAGATTTGAAATGAAACGACTGTATGCGCGGCTTGTGTTTTGGATGATTCGCCCGGCGCTCGATGTGCACAAGGAAGTCGAAGACGCTGCGATGCGCGCCGACTGGCTTAGCCGCATGAAATACCACGCCGACGCCGATCGCGAAGGCGCATCGATGCGCATCGATGCCGGGCTGGCTCCTGTTAGCTCAGTGTGTGAAGGATAGATTTCTCGTAGTCGTCCAGCGCCTTGATCCGAAGGTCGGACACGTTGTGAAAGATGAGGACATCGCGCTGTGCCTGTATCCGGATTTTCAGCTCGTCCAGAAAGTCGTCGCGCGGCAGGAAGTTGGCCAGGGCGATCAGCGTGGCGATGATGCCCGTTATCTGGCCTTGAACGTAGTCCGGATGCTGGTAAGCGTGAGTGGGTTTGTCGGTCATGAGCGCCTCGATTGTTAAAGGGTTGAACGTGTGAGAACGCAATTCTGACACGGTCGTAGGCGCTCTGAATTCGCTGTGAAAAAGAGATGTACCGAAGTAGGGGGTTAATTTCACTAATCATCAATTGAAAGGAGGTTTCCATGTCTCGCGCTGTTTATCGAAATGAAGTGAAGACGCGCCTCGAAGACCCTGTGTATGAGGGTATGCAGGCATTCAAGGCTCTCAACGGCATCGATACCGATTCAGCCGCCCTGGCCCGGATCACGAAGCTGTTTCTGTTTGGCACGGTTGGAACTTTGCCCGCAAATCTTGTTGGGGTCAGTGCAGTTCCGGCCCGCTCAGGGAACGCGGTGGCCGCATGACAGAAGGCAATACCAGCATGGTTGCGGAACTTCCCATACCCGAAGCATCGGAACTGGCGAGCATCGCGGCAAAGCTGGGCGTATCGACACAGAAATATCTCGGATACCACGTCCTGAGGAGCGCATACGGGGCTTTGCATCCGGAAGTTGCGGCATTTGAAGTAGTCCTGGCTGGGACAGGTGGGGACTAGGCAGTACCGGGGGTTCAATCTCAAACACAAGCCGCTTGACGATTCAGGCTTCTTATGTTCGCGATTAGTACTACTGACGGGCATTTGCCCGACATTCCCGGAGATAAAAACATGGCAAGTCCGTTTGCACGTGCACAAATGATGATGGCCGCCATTGCGGCGGCCATGAGTTTGACAAACCTCGGCCAGCGCAACGCCGCTATGGCTGAGATTGGCCCATACCAGTCGCGCGGGAAGGGTCGCGGGAAGGGTGCGAAGGTCACCGTGCGCCCGGCGCGCAGCAAGTACATGCCGCACACCGGTGCCAAGGAGCAGGAACGCGCGGCGCGTTGCTACATGGTCTCGACGTTCCCTGCCGGCGCTCCTCGCAGTGCGCCGGTGCTGTGTCAGGCGAACAAGTCGTTCTCGACCTATCCGTTCTAAGCCGGAGATCCGCCATGAAGATCGCCCAGCAAGAAACGGCCGCGGCTTCGTTTTATGAGCAGGTCCCGCTGTTCGCGCCGACTCAGCGCGACACAATCCTCGGCGCAATCACGCCGGGCCGTGATTTTTCCATGTGCGAGCTGGTCGAGCATACGGGCATGCAGAAGAGTTCGATTTCCGCTCGCCTGAACGAAATGCGGATGGCTGGCGTGATCGAGTTCGGCCCGGAACGGAAATGCCGCATCAGTGGCATCACCATCAAGCCAGTCCGCCGGCGGTCGGCATGAGCAAGATTGCTGGCGCGCGCGCACCTAGAGTCCGCCTTGACGGACGTAAATTCAATCGACTCACGGTCGTTGAATGGGCCGGCAACGGCAAATGGCTTTGCCTCTGCGACTGCGGATCCACCAGCAGCGTACAGGGTTACAAGCTCAAGACGGGCGACGTCAAGTCATGCGGCTGCCTGAACGATGAAAAGCGCCGCGAATGCAACACGCGTCATGGGCTCTCGGACACACGCATTCACCGCAGCTGGATGTCGATGCGGCAGCGCTGCGAAAACCCGAAGGACCGCGCGTATCACCGCTATGGCGGCCGCGGCATCAAGGTTTGCGACCGCTGGCAGATATTCGAGAACTTCGCGTCAGACATGGGGCCGATGCCGGAAGGAAAGACACTGGACCGCTTTCCCAACGTGAACGGTAACTATGAGCCCGGCAATTGCCGATGGGCAGACGACAAGCAGCAGGCTCGAAACCTCCGGTCGAATCGCGTGATCACGCACAACGGCAAGACCCAGTGCCTTTCTGCGTGGGCGGAAGAGTGCGGCATCAATCGGGTGACGATCGCCCATCGATTGAGGAAGGGGATGTCGTTCGAGCAGGCTATCACCCAACCGGTTTCCGATTGCCGAGATCCGGTGGCCGTCGCAAATCGGCTCGCCGCGCGCTGGGCGGGAAGCAAACAATCAAGTGCCGATTCGGCAAAGGTGGCCCAGTGAGTCATCACCTCGTCAATCTCGCCTGGCAGAAAGATCTCGGCCACACGCAAAAGATCGTTCTGTTGGCGCTCGCGGACTTCGCCGTGCAGTCGACCGGCGAATGCTTCCCGTCCGTCCGGGTTCTTTCCGCGAAGTGCGGGCTGTCTGCTTCGGCCGTTCGCACGCAAATTCATCTTCTCAGCGCACAAGGCCTCCTCGATGTCGAGGAGCGCGACGGCGTGAACCTGTACCGCGTGAAATTGGGAGTTGCGGCATGAGCATTCGAATTTCCGTGCCAACAAAAACCCGAGATCATTGGTCGGGGTATGAAGTGGATACGACCATCAGTTTTGATTTGTCGGTGTCCGAGGCTCGCGCATTGGTTCAATCCATCAATGCACAAATTCCTGCTGAGCAGGAACGTCAGGAGCGCGATCGTCGCGCAGAAGTTCAGCAACTCGAAGCCCGACTGCGCACACTGAAGGGGACGGCTGCGTGAGCATCAAGATTCAAACCATGGTTTGGGACCGCTACCCCGGCGAGGATCATGAGCTTCTGCTCGCCCTGAAACTCGCGGACTTCTGCGACGACAACGGCGAACACATCTTCCCTAGCATCGAGACGATGGCAGAGAAGGTGCGCCGCTCGCCACGCGCGGTTCAGTACCAGCTTCAGGGCATGGTTAAAAGTGGATGGCTCGTTAAGGTTGCGAACGCTGGTGGCGGTCGTGGCCGCGCGTGTGAATACCGCATCAATCCTGACTGGATAAACGGTGCAACGCTTGCACCCATTTCTGATGGCGAAAAGGGTGCAACGAATGCACCCATTAAAAGGGTGCAACGGGTTGCAGAAAAGGGTGCAACGGGCGACACAAAGGGTGCAACGGGTTTCGCTAAAGGGTGCAGTGGGTTGCACCCGATTCACCAAGAACCACCAAAGGAACCGTCAGAGAACCACCAACCTGCGCGGCGCACGCCGCGAGTTGCGTTGCATGTCGAACTTCTGAACATCGAACTGCCGGAAACCATCCCGTTCGCCGTGTGGGACATGTGGTGCGAGCACCGGGAAGCGAAAGCCAAGGATGCGCCGTGGACTCGCCCGGCGGCCAAGGTGTCGATCAAGAAACTCGAGATGCTGGCAGCGGCGGGTCAGAGCCCCGAAGCAAGCGTTGAGGAGGCTGTACTGCGAGGCTGGACGGGGCTTTTCCCGGTTAAGACGGTGGCGGGTTCTTCGGCGGGCGCTGCAGCTACGCCTGCCGAGTGGTGGAAAACCGAAAGCGGCTATCTGGCGCGTGGCGCGCAACTCGGCGTCGATCGGGCGAAATTCCAGTTCTTCGAGCAGTTCAAAGCCAAGGTCTGCAAGCTGGCCGGTCCCGGCGAATGGATGGAAGACCTGTTGCGCACGGTGGGCCGCGAAAGCGAAGAGCGCTATGACGCCCTGTACGCCTATTTCAACGACATTCGCGCCGAGAAGGTTGCGCAAGCGGAGGCAGCGTGACCGATTGGATCGACAAGTGCCACTTTGGCGACTGCCGCGAGTTTCTGCCGCAAATGCCCGAAGGCATCGCTGATGCGTGCATCACGGATCCGCCGTATGGCGACACCAGCCTCGTTTGGGATCGGCGGTGTATCGGTTGGATCGATGGCGTTTCTCGCGTTCTCAAGCCGGCGGCGAGCGTCTGGGTATTCGGCAGCATGCGGTTTCTCGCTGGCGTGTTCTCCGAAATGGAGTCGGCTGGGTTTAAGTACGCGCAGGACATCGTCTGGGAGAAGCAAAACGGCTCTGGCTTTCACGCCGACCGTTTCCGCCGCGTGCATGAGCATGCGATCCAGTTCTATCGCGGCGCGTGGGCTGACGTCTACAAAGAGCCACAGTTCACGAATGATGCCCGCGCGAAGAACGTTCGCCGCAAGACTCGCCCGACGCATACGGGTCATATCGACGCCGGCCACTATATTTCCGAGGACGGCGGCCCGCGCCTAGTGCGCAGCGTGATCGACGTCGCGAACGAACACGGAAAGGCGTTGCACCCGACGCAAAAGCCGCTCGGCATCCTCGCGCCACTTATCTCCTACTCGGTGCCGCCCGGCGGCCTCGTGATCGATCCGTTTTTTGGTAGTGGCTCGACGGGAATCGCCGCTGCTCAGCTCGGCCGCCATTTCGTTGGCTTCGAAGACGACCCGGCGAGCATGGAAATGTCACGGGTTCGCATGTGCCAACCCGGCCTCGCATTGGAGGTTGCATGACCACCCGCTCAACCTCCCTCCGATACCCAGAAGGGACGAAGACCGTCGGCACTGCGCGCGTACGCGAAGACAAGACGGTTGGGCGCAGCTTTGCCGAGCGCGAGTTGATGCGCCGCACCGGCAATGCGCCGCATAGCACGTTCGATGAGGTTGCGGATGGTATCGACGCTGGATCGCAAGCTATCTCGCGCAGCGTGGCGGGTTCCGCGGCTGTCGCCGCCGCCATTGGTGCGCCTGAACCGCTCGGGAAGGCCCTGAGGCGCCTGACGAAGCCGACGGGGCCGCGCAAGTCGAAGTACGGCAATCAGAAATGCGAAAGCGGCGGCATCAAGTTCGCCAGCAGGGGCGAAATGATGCGCTGGCACGACCTGGTGCAAAAACAGGTGCGCGGAGAGATTGCTGATCTCGAATTGCAGGTGCCGTTCGTTCTCGCGCCGGAGGTGGTGATAAACGGCCGCAAGCGCCCAGCCTTGCGCTACGTCGCGGACTTCGTCTATGAGCAGGACGGCAAGACGGTCGTCGAGGACTTCAAAGGCCGGATTACCGAGGGGTACCGCATAAAGCGCCACCTCATGAAGGCGGTGCTCGGGATCGACATTGTGGAGATCAAATGATGGGAAGCAATCTAAACGGGTACACGGCCGAAGAGGACGCGATCATTACCGAGATCTACGGAACGGTCAAAACCCTCAACTCCCAGATGCACCGGTTACCGGGCCGAACGCCTGGCGGATGCTGGCAGCGTGCGCTGTACCTCGGGCTGGTCAAGAAGACCTTGATGGATTGCGTCCGCGATCTGATGGCCGACGGAAAGCCCCGCACTGCCGCCGAAATCGAGAAGGCGATCGGCGGCCGCCGCAAATACGTCGTCGAGCAGATGCGCCTCGCCTCGAATGGCATCGATTACCACATCTGCTCATACGAGGGCGCCGGGCGCAACTTCGTATTCAAGGCAGGGCCGGGCGTGAACGCCGTGCGCCCCGAACCGATGCACACGCCGCTGAAGGTCTATCAGCAGCGCAGACGCGATCGACGCCGCGACGATCGTCAGCCGAAACCGGTCGCGAAGAAGGCGCCGCCGAAAAAGAAGGCGACCCGGCAGCCGGTTCAGATAGACGACCGCGCGAAAGACGAGAAGTACCGGCTGCCAGAGACGCGCTGGCCGCAGTGCGACCTCACAGCGTTCAACGCAGTGCAATCGATGGTTCGGGCAGGGAGGCAGTCAGCATGAGCGCCGCAGCCCGCATCTGTGAATACCTGCGCACGCACGGCAAAGCCACGCGCCCCGAGCTGCAACGAGAACTCGACCTCGGCGAGAAGACGGTCGAGACGGCCATCCGAAAGCTGATGCGCCTTGACTTCGTCGCCGACACCGGCGAAAAGCGCCGCGAAGGCAGTCCGAGGCTCGCTGCGGTCTACGCGCTCGGCGCGAAGCAATTCAGCCAATCGGAATTCTCGCGCGGAATCTTTGCTGGCCGCCCAAGCAGCGCGCCCAATCAGCGCCATTCATTCGAAGCACTGAACGGCGCCATGAGCGCATTTTTCGGGGGGATTTCAGCGTGATCGAAGTCATCGGCTATACCACGTCGGAGCTCATCGAATTGATGCTCTCGAATGGCATTCACTGCAGCGTGGACAAGTTCAAGGCCATTGCTGCGGCGATTCAGCAGAGGGCAATCGGCGCAGCAGGGCCGGCCGTGGAGATGCGGGTGATCGACGAGGAAATGCCGCGTGACCACATTTGGGACCTGAATGCATGAAGCGCTCCGCACCCATGAAGCGAACCGGATTCAAGCGCCCTGAGCCCTCGAAGGCGTTCAAGACCTCGTTTGCAACAAAGACGGTGCTGCGCGCCAAGGCGCTCAAGACAAAGAAGAAGCGCGTCACCGTGGCCGAGGGTTCGAAGTATCTGGCTGCGTGCCGCGGTGAACCCTGCTACCTGAATGTGAAGTGCGCGCGCTCAGATTGGGCAGATCCAACGGTTGTGCCTTGTCACGATAACCGGTTGAGCGCAGGTAAGGGCATGGGACTGAAGGCAAGCCACGAACGCACGCTGCCCGGCTGCATGCTTTGTCATCAGTGGCTGGATCAGGGACCGGCGCCGCGCGAAGAGAAGTTCGCCCGGTTCGATGAAGGGTTTGCGCGCTGGGAGCTGCGGCGCGCGAGAAAGATGGGATTGCTTGAGACGGAGGCCGCTTGAGACTGCTGGTACGACTTCGGCTGCCCTCTGTTTTGGTTGGCAACCGCTGGAAAGAGAAATACGAAATATTCGAAACGGTTGTGGTGCGAATAAAAGGCCCTGAATCGAGGGTATCGCACGGTATCCGCGGCGCGACCTTTATCAGGGCTGATGTGGAGTTGCCGGAAAAATACCGGAGCCAAAAGCTGATGGACCTATGGAACCCGGATGGCACCTATCCGGTAGAGGTGGTTGTGAATCACAACCGAAAGACCCTGGCGCCATTTCTCGCCAGTGGTGATCTGGAATGGGACGTAAGGGAGATCGAGTGAAATACGAAGCCGATGAATACCTGCAATGGGACCCGTTTGAGGGTGATGAGTCGGAAATCGCCTGCAAGACGGTAAAACTGGCCAAGGTTCGCAAAGAACATCCCTGTTTCATCGGCGCCAATCCGTGCGGCGGCGATAACCACACGATCAAGCCCGGCGAGATGGCGCGCGTTGAGTCTGCGCTTGTCGACGGATCGTTTTGGGGCCGCAGCTACGTGTGCGTGCCCTGTATGGACAAATTCATTGCCGCGTGCCGCGGAGAACTCGAGGAACTTGAGTCATGAGCGCATTCGCATACATCAACATTGAAGACATTCCGGCGGCTTTGCGCGAAAGCAGCACGCAACATCCCGACGAGATCACCGGTGTTCCCCTCATCGGATTTGATGACTGCCCGCTCATCGGCGAGGTGCGTCGCACAACCGATGTGCCGGACGAGGGCACGACGCAAGTCGAATTCCCGTTCCCTCGCAACCCTCAAATCCGTAACGACCTTGTTGCATGGTTCGTCAATCACGGAATCAACTTCACGGTGGTGATGTGATGAAAACAACTGAATGGTTTCCGATCGAAATGACGCCGGCACGTCACGGCGCATTCGAGACTCAGACCCAGAGTGATATGGCAGATGCAGAATCCGGCCGCAACGTATATCGCTTTTTTAATTGGTGGGACGGCGAGAAATGGGCCGGATCTGGGGTGACGCCCGAGCAGGCAAGCAAGGCATATCTGGCGGGATGTGGAACGGCGGCCAAGATCATCCGTTGGCGCGGCGTGACGGAGCAGTCGGCGTGACCGCGTCAGCGCGCCTCAAAGGCGGAGAGCTCGCCAGGCTGGCCGGTATCTGGTCAGGAGAACAGGCTTTCTGGGACTGGATTGCAATCATTCAGGAAAACCCATGCCACGGATCGGCCGACGCCGCTGCGTTTATCCGTGCTGTCTGTGGCGTCGATAGCCGCGCGCAACTCGATCACAACGCTGAAGCGCGGTCTCGATTCGATCGGCACATTCGCAAGCCCTATGCAGAGTATCGACGTTCGGCGGGTTGTGTATGAGGGCCTACTGGCGCGACGCGCGCGATCCAATGCTGGTGCTGATGGAGCGACAGGAAAAGACGTGCCTCGGCTGCGAGGAATTGCAGCTAAGCCGGTGGGGCGGAGAAAGGAAGTACGTCTGTAGCATCGGCGTGCAGAAAGCGTCAACAGACATTAACGAAATGCTGCGTTGCAAGAAATATTCTGACGGGGTGAACATGACGCTCGACCAAAGCCAACAAATCGAAGAATTGCTCCTGAACTGGTACCGCTGGCAGATCTGCCAGTCGGATGCAGACCTGATGGCGCTTTGGTACAAGCCAGCAGACCGCACGTGCCGGGAAGCGGAAATACCGAGCGACGAGGAGGAATTGATCGAGCAATCGTATCAGTGGGTCGACGATCAGGAAGCGGCCCAGATGGAAACGCTGATGGATGACCTGTCGCACCGCGGCACCCTGACGGCGGAAATGCGAGCAGCAATCAGCGTGAGCATGCGCAACAAGCAGAACGGCCACAAGGTATGGAGCAGCACCCGGGTGCTTGGGCAGCACCAGGTCTATCAGGAGGCAAAGCAGGCGATGCTGCCGATGCTGATCCTCCGCAACCTCGTTAAAGTCACGGAGTCGGTATGATCAAGAGATTGTTTGGCGCCCTCGTTAATTTGTGTTTCGTCTACATCGTGTTCAGCTATGTGGTGCAGAACGACAGCATGTGCGGCAATTTCGTCATATTTCTGACCGCGTGTAACGCAGTGATTGCATTGCTGCTCTGGTTTGCGGTGTGCACTGATCATCACATTGAGCCAACCAGGAAGCGCCCAGTTTTTGGTTTTATTGGAGGCTTATGCGACATAGCTTCGCTCGGGATGCTCATCGCATACGGCCATTTCCTTCTAGCTGCCGCGCTTGTCTTCTACTTCGTGCCGATGGCGATCATCAAGTCGAAGGCGCACGAAGCGTTCATCAAGGCAGCAGCGTGAAGAGGCCGCTCGCCGGTAAGCGCGTCTTCGAGGCAATGGGACGTCGCGCACAATCGCTCGGGTATGCGACTGTCCGGCCATATGCCGCCGATGCGTGGCCCGAATGGGCGAGTGATGCCTATACTCGCGGGTATCTGCTGAATAAGCAGTACAAGATAGAGCGGTTGTTTGACAAGGTAACGCATGAGCGATAACCCCATAAAGGCCCAGATTCAAGGTCAATCATCCGGCAACGATACGGTCTGGAGCGTCACGCTGACGCACGCCGATGGCCGCACGGCATCCGCCAATGGCTTTGCTTCGAGCGCAGATGCGCAACGCGCGGAAGAGTTCTTGCGCCTCGGTTTTGCGACCGGCTGGCAGATTCAGCCCCGCTTGGAAAAGCTGTCGGTCGCCCACGCCGGGGCTGATGCATACAGGGATGTTCTCGACAACCCCGAGCCCGGGTACGAGATCATGGGCGATGAATGGGTCGCCGCTGCGGTCTGGGAGGCCATGATCAACGAATGGACGCGTCTTATGATGGCGCGCATTGAACGCGGCGAGGAACCCGATGAAAGTGAGTGATCTGGAAGGCGTGACGCTCGAATACTGGGTCGGCCGTGCCGAAGGGTACGAATTCATCGACATCCCTGCCGATGTCGATGGGGCAAACGCATCGCGCGTCCTTGCGCCGCCGGGATTGTTTCAGTCTGGATGGGTGCCGATGCCAAAGGGCCGTTATAGTCACATCCTGAAGCCTTGGTCGCGCCGGTGGGAGGATGCTGGGCCAATCATCGAGCGGAATAGCATCGGCATAACGACCTGGTTGGAGGGTGATTGGTGTGCTGCAATCGACCTCAATGCCCACACGCAATACGATGGTGGCATTCTGGACGGCAAGGGATTCCAGATTGGGCCTACCCCTCTCATCGCTGCTATGCGTGCTTATGTGGCTTCGAAGTTCGGCGAGGAAGTGCCTGATGAGGCAGCGTTGTGAGGGCGCTCTCGAACTTCGATTTCGTACGCGACGCCATCCATCGACATTGGAGAGCGTATGCATGCGCGCCATTGCGCGTCATTATCTCGCCGGAAACGTACTATGAAGTGTGCGCCGACCATGATGTACGGAAATATTTGATAGTGGGGCCCGGCGAACTGGAGAAGATTCACGGCGTGCCGATCTGCGTGCTGCCCGGCGCGACGCCCAGGCTAATGCGATTTGATGGTGTTATTGAGGAGATGTAAAAAAATACTTGCAAAGAAATAGAAGTAGGTCCAGAATTCATTCCCGGAAAGATGCGTCCGCAAAACCCGCTAGTCGAAAGACGGCGGGTTTTTTCATTTCTGCTCGGGGACCGACATGGACGACATGACCGAAGCCGAGCAGGCGATGCTTTACGAATGGTCGCGCACCGCGATCGACGAAGCGCTCGCCGCCAATCTGGTGACGATGCCATTTCGGCCGACATCCGCGTTTTACGATCAGATCACCGGCTACTACAGAGCAGGACTGACGCCTGCCGAGGCTGTGCAGGCGGCTTTCGGCGTTCACCACTGAATACTCATTTTCACGACAAAGCCTGTCCCGATGCGGTGCGCACTGCTATTTCGGGGTTGATTCGGGCTTTGTCGTGAGGGCGACAGCGCTTTGGATTGACCCGGCAGCACATTGCGAGATGCCTCTGTGCTTGGTGAGGCTTCACCGACATCCGGAACCACCAGAGCCCGCCACGGTGACCGCATCAGCCTTATACGTCGGCACGCGGTAGTGGATTCCCTCAACCTGTCTCCTCCATCGATGAGAGTCGTTGGATTCGCCCGCCACGTGCGGGCTTTTTTATTTGTTGTTCGGCGGTCGTTGAGTGAGAAATGGCGACGCGCCGCTCTGGCAAAAGTGAAATCCTCCTGAGGCGCATATGTCCCGCACAACCAAAAAGGCTGTTGCCGCAGTCGATGCAGCAGACCTGTTGGGCGAGACTGCACTGGTTCGCTCGCAGATCTGGCAAAACGGCCGCACGGTGATCGCCGCGATCATCACCGAAGCGACAACCGATCCGATCTTTTTGCCCGAAGGCGCTGCAGCTCTCGTTTCGTTGACCGCGTTTCCGCCCGGTCAGCCATCGAGAATGATGCGCGACGTCCCGCTGTATGCCGGGCCGCGCGACGAAAGCACGCTGCCGGCGTCGTGGGTCAAGCCGTGATGGCTGAGTTCGAGATCAACGTCAGTTCGAACCTCAAGAAACTGACGCGCACACTCGACGACTTTGCGGCGAAACAGGTGCCGTTCGCCACTGCGCGCGCATTGACCGCGCTGGCGAAAGAAGTCCAGAAGGGCGAAGTCGACCGCATGAAGGAGACTTTCCGAAACCCTTCGCCGTTCACGCTGAAGTCTGTTCGGATGATGGGAGCCAACAAGGCCGACCTCGAGGCGAAAGTCTTCGTGATGGACAAAGCTGCTGAGTACCTGCAGCCATACGAGTTCGGTGGTGTGCACAAGCTGAACAGCCAGGCACTGCTGAACCCGAAGGACATTGGCCTTAACCAGTACTTGCAGATCCCACGCATGACACTCGGTAGGCTGAAAGGCCGGGCCGACATCTTCATTGGTGCGGTCGAAACGAAGCACGGAAAGATCAACGGTGTGTGGCAGCGGTTGGACGTGACGCGCAAGGGCAAAGCAAAGCGCAAACGCAAAGAACGCGGCGGTGTGTATGACGAGCATCTCGGCGCATTGAAGTTGCTGATTCGATTCGGTGACGCGTTGCCAGTCAAGCAACACCTCGAGTATTTCGATTCGGCAACCCGCACGGTCAACGCTGGTTTCGGCGCCGCCTTCGCACGCGAACTTGCTGCGGCTATGGCGACAGCGAGACGATAGGATTCCTCACCATGGTGGTGCATGAATTCTTTCTAAAACCTTTCGGGTCCTCCCGGGAGGGGTCGAACATCGTGGGCATTGCGCGCTGCGATCTTTCGGCGTCTGCGTAATTTTCAAATTCAGGTAACACGGCCCAATGAATCAAAGCGAGTTCGCGACTCTTCATGGCGTCAGTCGCAAGACGGTGACGAAGTGGAAAGAGCGCGGGTGGCTTGTGTTTGCGGGCGACGAGCTCGACGTCGATGCATCGAACGCCAACCTGAAAAAGTATCGGCGCGACGGCGTCGCCCCTGTTACCCAAGAGGCCGCGGGTAACAAGCGAGGTAACAAGTCGCGCGCGACTACCGCGCCGGCCGATGAGGTAACAATCCGGCCCGGCGAGAGTGCCGAGACGGCCGCCGAGCGCATCTTGGTAGCGACCGGTGCCGAGATGGATTTCGACGAAGCGCGGCGGGTGAAGGAGAACTATCTCGCCTTGCTGAACCAGCTCGAATACGACCAGAAGGCCGGCGCCGTCGTCGCAGTCGCCGACGTCGCACGGGCGGTCGGCGAAGAATACGCAAAGGTCAGAACGCGCCTGCTCTCGATCCCTGCCGAGCAGGCCCCACAGATTCAGCGCTGCAAGACGGTGCTCGAGGTGCAGGACATGCTGCACACAATCATTGTCGAGGCATTAGAGGAGTTGACCCGGGATGGAGCCGTACGCACCGCCTGACGCGCGGCGCTACGCCAATGGGTACGACGCGCTGAAGCGCGAGCTGCTGGATGCTCGCCGGCGCAATATCCAGCCTCCACCGAAGCTGTCGCTAAGCGAGTGGGCGGCGAAATATGCCGTCCTGTCCCGCGAGACCAGCGCCCAGACGGGCAGGTTCCGTGCGTTCCCATATCAAAACGGGATCATGGACGCAGTCACCGACCCGTCGGTGACGATGATCTCGGTAATGAAGAGTGCGCGGGTCGGTTATACGAAGGTGCTCGACCACGTTGCGGCCTACTTCATAAGCCAAGACCCCTCACCAATGCTGTTCGTTCAGCCGCGGGTCGAGGATGCCGAAGACTACAGCACGACCGAAATCGAGCCGATGCTGCGCGATACGCCGGTCGTGGCTGCGATCGTCGGCGACCTGAAAAAGAAGGATGCGAAGCAGAAGATCCTGAAGCGCGTCTTCCGGAATGGCTCTTCCATGTCGTTCGTGGGGGCTAATAGTCCGGGTGGCTTTCGCCGGATCACAGCCCGCATCGTCGCTTTTGACGAAGTTGACGGCTATCCCGTCCAAGGTGCTGGCAAGGAAGGCGACCAGATCGCGCTAGGCATCAAGCGGACGGAATCGTTCTGGAATCGCAAGATCATCTTGGGCTCGACGCCGACCGTGAAAGGCTTCAGCCGAATCGAGAAAAGCTTCGCGAAGAGCGATCAGCGGCGCTACTACGTGCCGTGTCCGCACTGCGGCGAGCATCAGGTGCTCGAGTGGGGTGGCCCCGATACCCCGCACGGCATCAAGTGGGAAAAGGATGAGAAGGGCGAGGGGCTGCCCGAGACCGTCTACTACGTATGCAAGCACAACGGCTGCGTCATCCGCGAAGTCGACAAGCCCGATATGGTCTACCGCGGCGAATGGCGCGCTGAGGCGCCGTTCAACGGGCATGCCGGCTTCCATATCTGGGCTGGCTACAGCCTGTTCCCGAATGCATGCTGGTCCAACCTTGTCGCAGAGTGGCTTCAGGTCAAAGACGATCCCCTTGCACGGCAGACGTTCATTAACCTCGTGCTCGGCGAGACATACGAGGACCGCGGCGAGCGGGCGCTGAAAGAGGCCGCGTTGGCTGCGCGCACCGAAGTATGGGCCGGTGAAGTGCCTGATGGCGTCGCCGTTATCACCGCTTCATGCGATGTGCAGGATGACCGCGTCGAACTCGAAACAGTTGGCTGGGGGCGCAACGAGGAGCGTTGGTCGCTGGACTACAACGTTATCGACGGCGACCCAGAGAGCGACGAATTGTGGGATGAGGTGGATGCATATCTCATGCGGCAATGGCGTCGCGCCGATGGCCGGCCGTTCAAGGTCGAGGCTGCGTGCATTGACTCCGGCGGCCACCACACGCAAAAGGTTTATGAGTTTTGTAAGGCCCGCATTCGTCGAAGGATCTGGGCGATCAAGGGTGAGTCGGCGATCGCCGGTAAGCGCAACCCGGTATGGCCAACCAGCAAGCCGAGCCTTAGAAACAAATCGAAGTACCGCCCGATCATCATCGGCGTGAACGCCGCGAAAGACGTGATTCGCTATCGACTGCACCTCGAGGCCGAGGAGCGCGAAGGCTCGCTCGTATATCCGCCGGGGTACATGCATTACCCGACTGATCGCGACATCAACTTCTTTGCGCAACTCGTCTCCGAGCGGTCGATAGTGAAGCAGGCGAACGGCCAGAAATATCGTGTGTGGGAATTGCCACCGGGCCGCGCTAATGAAGCGCTCGATCTCGCGGTGTATTCGTATGCCGCGCTGTGCGGGTTGATTCATTACGGACTGAAGCTGAATAAGCGCGCAGAGATTACGTCGCAGCCATATGTCCCGGATGGCGTTGACGTCGAGCCTGTGATTGTCGAGCCGCCGGCGGATATGGTCGCAATGGTCGCGCCAATGGCGAGTCAACCGGCTGCAGCGCCCACCGCAAAACCCGGCCGAAAATCATTCGCAAGCCGTCTTGCATAGGAACAGAAATGGCTATCACTGACGGTATGAACACTGCCGACATGCAGTCGAGACTGGCGGCGCTGCAAGCCGCTTATTTCGATCTGATGGCGGGCGCCAAGATCGTGACAGCGAATTATTCGCAAGCCGACGGGAGTAAGTCGGTGACGTACAAGCAGACGGACATTGCTGATGTCTACAGGGGAATTCTGATGCTGCAAAAGGCACTCGGGATCATCCGTCACTATCCTCGCGCACGCAGGGCTCTATTCTAAATGTCACTTATCGTCGATTCTTCCGGCAAGCCCTTTGGGGACCTGCCGGCCGGCGGTCGTGCGCGTGCGGATAGTGGGTGGGGCGGCCCGGGCATTACGCAGCCACCGTACTCAAGCTTGTTCCCGTATGAAGCGGCGTCCGTGCAGACGCCCGAGATGGGGCAATGGTTTCCGTGGATCCGCTCGCCGGATTCGGAAATCAACTTTTCGCGCGACCGCATGGTGTCGCGCTCGCGCGATCTCACGCGGAACGATGGCTGGGCAAGCGGTGGCATCACTCGCATTCTGGACAACACCGTCGGCGCTCATATGCGCCTGTCGGCCAATCCGGACTGGCAGTATCTGCGCCGCTTCAGCAAGAAATTCGATGCCGTATGGGCCGATGAATTCCGCAAGGCCGTCGAGGCACTGTGGCGCGTCTATTCCGAGGACCTTGGACATTACAACGACGTTTCGCGTCAGTTGACGATGTCGCAGCAGTTGCGGCTTGCGCTGCGTCACAAGTTGATCGACGGCGAGAACCTGTTCGTTGCGCACTGGCTGCCTGATCGCATCGGTCGCGGCGCGGCGCAATATGCAACGGCCTGGCTGCTTGTCGATCCGGATCGACTGTCCAACCCGTATCAGATGGTCGACACGAAGTATTTGCGCGGCGGCGTCGAGATTGACGACGACGGCGTACCGCTGGCCTACCACATCCGTGAAGCACATCAGAACGACTGGTATAACGCCGTCGAATCGATGATCTGGGAGAGGGTCGAGCGCGAAGATCCGGATGGATGGCGCCGCGTGATTCACGACTTTGAGCGCGACCGCGCGGGACAGAACCGCGGCATCGGTGTATTCACGCCGGTCCTGTCGCACGCCAAGATGCTGGCGCGCTATTACGGCGTCGAGTTGCAGGCCGCGACGGTCGCGACGATCTTCGGCACTTACGTGACGAGTCCATACGACCCGGCAATGATCCAGGACGCGATGGAAAGCGACGGTAGCGAACTCGGTTTCTATCAGGATCTGCGCGCTGACTGGGCTAAAGAGCGCCCTGCGATGTTGAATCAGGTTCGCGTGCCGACCTTGGCGCCGGGCGAAGAGATCAAGCAGGTTGCTGCGGCGCATCCTCACACCGGATTTGAGGATTTCGCTCACGAAATGCTGCGCTCGATCGCGTCTGCACTCGGCGTGTCGGCCGAGCAGATCACGCAGGACTGGAGCAAAACCAACTATTCGAGCGCGCGCGCCGCGTTGCTCGAGAGCTGGAAGACGCTCAGCCGCCGCAATACCGAATTCAAGACCGGCACCGCCACGCCGATCTATGCATCCTGGCTTCAGGAAGTAATCGAGCGTGGCGACCTTGATGATGTGCTGCCGGTGGGCGCCCCAGATTTCATTGAGGCCGCGACGGCGTATTCGCGCTGTGACTGGCTGGGCGTGGCTCGCGGATGGGTCGATCCGGTTAAGGAAAAACAAGGCGCGATCCTTGGCCTCGATGGCGGCTTGTCTACGCTCAAGCGCGAATGTGCTGAGCAGGGACTGGATTGGGAAGAGGTCATTGCCCAGCGCGCGATCGAAGTTCGGGCATTCAAGGACGCGGGCTTGCCGCCCCCGAAGTGGTTCGGCGATGGCGCTACCGATTCATCAAAACCAGATGAGGCTCCAGAGCCAGCATGAAAAGCTACCCATTTGCTGCCGCGCGGATCTTCGATGTTCCATTGGCCATACACCCCTCCAAGGGGCAGGTGATCGCGAAGGCTCTGGCCAGCCGCTTTGGCATCGGTGACATTTCTTTCGCCGGCGCCGATCCACTTGTCATCAAGCCCATGGCTTACGACGAGTGGGATGAAGGCCCGTCGAGCGCCTACGAGGAAACACCCTATGACCTGAGTCAAGGTGTCGCGGTAATCGATGTATCCGGCACTCTCGTTCAGAAGAGCAGCAACCTCAGGCCGTCGTCGGGGATGCTTGGGTACAACGCGATTCGCCACAACTTCCTTGCGGCGTTGAACGATAAGGCGGTGAAGGCAATCGCCCTGTCGATCGACTCGCCGGGTGGCGAGGTGGCGGGCTGCTTTGATCTTGTAGACATGATCTACAACGCCCGAAGCGTCAAGCCAACGCTCGCGATCCTGAGCGAATGCGCATACAGCGCGGCTTACGCGCTGGCCAGTGCATGCGAGCAGATCACCGTGCCGCGCACCGGCGGCACCGGCTCGGTCGGAGTCATCTGCATGCACATCGACCAGAGCAAGGCAATCGCTAATGCCGGCATGGCCGTCACGATCATCAAATACGGCGACCGCAAGGCAGACGGAAACCAGTTCAGCCCGCTGTCCAAAGAAGCGCTGAGGCGATTCCAGGACGACGTGGACGAGATGGGTGAACTCTTCGTGGCCACGGTCGCCCGCAACCGAAATCTGTCTGCTGACGTCGTTCGAAAGACGCAGGCAACCACCTTTCTTGGCGCCGCCGGCGTCGAGATCGGCTTCGCCGACGCAGTGATGTCGCCGGATGAAGCATTCGAATCCCTGCTTGCTGAGCTGGGCTGACATTCCCCAAACCCCTGGAGTATTTATGAGCATTCGTTCCCTTGCGGCGCGCGGGCTGTCGTTCGCCCATCTCGCCGGCCTGTCCGCCAAAGCCGCAAAGGCTGAAGACGACGAAGACAAGAAAGACGCTAAAGCCGAGGGCGATAGCGACGACGAAGAAGAAAACACCGACCGCAACCGCGAAGATGGCGACGCGAAGAAGGGTAAAGCGAAAGGTCGCGCCAAAGCCTCGGACGATGACGAGGAAGACGATCAAGGCGACGACGGCCAGAAGTCGGGCAAGAAGGCCAAAAAAGCCGAAGACGGCGACGAGACCAAGGACTACGCGTCCGAGCACGATGACGACGAGGACGACCAGGGCGACGACGGCCAGAAGTCGGGCAAACGTGCCAAGGCCGAAGAGGATGACGACGACGAGGACGAAGAGATGCGCGGCAATTCCGCAGTCGCTCGTGGTCGTCGTCGCGAGCAGGCACGGTGTGCCGCGATCTTCGCGTCGAAGGCTGCAGCCCGCAACCCGGTGCTCGCTGCAAACCTCGCATTCAATACGCGGATGGGCCGCAAAGAGGCGCTCGCAGTATTGCAAAACACGCCGGCTGCTGTCGTGCCCGGTGCGGGACGTCAGGCCCGCAATCCGAACCTCGGCGCTGGTGGCGAGGTGCATCGCAATCCGGCTGCCGCAGCCAGCGCAAGCTGGGATCGGGCTTTCTCGAAGGTCACTGGCCGGCGCGCGTAACCCTCTCTCACTCTCCAAGGATCTTCGATCATGACTTACGTATCTCGTGCTCCGCTTTACGAGGTTTGGCACCCCGGTGGATTTCTGGTCTCGCAGCCGCGCGGCCATCGCCACATCGACCGCGGCTTGATCTCGGGCGCCACAAAGGTGCTTCCGGGCACTGTGCTCGGCCTGCAAACGACTGGCGCAACCGCAGTCGCTGCCGCGCTCGGCACGAACACTGGTAACGGTACGTTCGGCGCTATCACGCCGGTTACCGTGCCGACCCAGATCGGCGTGTACTCGGTTCTGTTCACGGCCGCAACCGCATTCACCGTGACGGCACCGAGTGGGGCAACCGCAACGGGCTCGACCGGCGTCGCATTCTCCGCGCTCGGCATCGGTTTCACGATCACCGCCGGCGGCACTGCATTCGCTGCAGGCGACACGTTTGCGATCACGACGACCGCTGCTGTCGGCAAGCCGACGGCTGCTGCGGTGGCTGGCGGTTCGAACGTTGGCAACGGCACCTCGAGCGCAGTCACGACGACCGGCTACGCGCCGACGCTGGGCGTCTACACGGTCGAATTCGATGACGCGACGCACTTCATCGTGTCGGCGCCGAACGGCCAGGAAATCGGCCACGGCGTCACCGGTACTGCTTTCTCCGGCGGCGGCCTGAATTTCACCATCACGGCAGGCGGAACTGCATTCGTTCCGGGCGATAGCTTCACGATCGTCGTGGCCGCAGGCGCTGGCAAATGGGTGCCGTGCACCGCGACCGCCGTCGACGGCTCGCAGAACGCCGCCGGCATCTGCTTCGGTGTGTCCGATGCAACGCTGAACGATGTATATGGCGCAATCGTCACTCGCTCCTGCGAAGTGAATGCCTCCGAACTGGTGTGGGATTCGTCCATGAATGCCGCGTCTCAGGCCGCTGCTCTCGTGCAGCTCACGGCGCTCGGCATCATCCCCCGCTAATCCCTCAATCCACTAAATTCAAGGCCGCCTCCGGGCGGCTTTTTCATTTCTGAAGGAGCCGTTCACATGGCATCACTTGACATTTTCAACCAGGACCCGTTCTCGACCGTCGCGCTGACGGCTGCGGTCGACAAATACCCGTACGAGCCGCAGGCGCTCGGCGAGTTGAATATTTTTGACGACGACCCCATCCGCACGACCGCGCTGGTTGTCGAGCAGCGCCAAGGCAAGCTGATCGTCGTTCCGCTGAGCGAGCGCGGCGAAGCGGGTACGCAGCGTACGACGGAAAAGCGCCAGGCGCGCTACTTCGAAGTGCCGCGTCTGCGCCACTCGGACACGATCTACGCGAACGAACTGCAGAACATCCGCGCCTTCGGTACTGAATCCGAACTGATGCAGGTTCAGGATGAAGTTGCGCGTCGTCTCGCCGGCCCGACCGGCCTGCTGAAGAACATCGAGTACACGTGGGAATACCAGCGTCTCGCAGCCGTGCAGGGCCTGTTCACGGACTACGACGGCACTGTCAAGTACAACTGGTTCCAGGAGTTCGGCATCACGCCGGCGACGGAAGTTGGGTTCAATCTCTCGGCCGGCACCGCGAATTCCTTGCGCCCCCTGTGCAACCAGATCATCCGCTCGATGGCGCGTGCGGCGCAAGGCTCGTTCACGCCGAGCACGAAGGTCTGGGCGCTGTGCGGCGATACGTTCTACGACCAGTTCGTGAATCACCCGGACGTGATTCGTACGTTCGTGAACTGGAGCGATGCAAGCGAGATCCGCGGCGGCAATGCGGGTGGCGCGTTCACCGCGTTCGAATTCGGCGGCATCCGCTGGCTGAACTATCGCGGCTCGGACGACAACACGACCATCAAGATCGCCAACGACAAGGTCAAGTTCTTCCCGGTTGGCGCTCCTGGCATCTTCCGCCGCGCGCTGGCACCGGGCGAATCGTTCCAGTGGGTCAACACCCCGGGCAAGCCGGTGTATGTGGTTCCGATCATGGATCGTGACCGCAACGAGTGGTGGAAGATGGAAGTTTCCAGCTACCCGCTCCACATCTGCACCCGTCCGGAAGTTCTGCAGTCTGGTCGCTCGGAAGCGTAAGACATGGCCATCGACTGGGATGCAGTGGTGGGCTCGCCGGTAACCGACGTGTTTGGCGAGCTCGTCACATACACGACAGTCAGTGGCCAAACCTTCACGCTGACTGGCAACTACACGGAAGGCGCCGTCACCGAGGATTCGCTCGGCGAGGCCGTGCCGTCGACGATCACCGATCCGACATTGGGGGTGCAGTTTTCCGCATTCCCCCCCAATACGCAGCCTCAGCAAGGCGATCGGGTCGGATTCGTGAACCCTGTGAGCAAGGTCTTCGAGACGTTCTTCGTCAAGGACGTGCGGCCTGACGGCCAGGGCACCGCTTATCTCAAGCTGAATTTCATCGGGTAATCCCATGCTCTATCGTGCGCAGCTCCGCGATACCGCGGTGGCTCAACTCGTCGCGGCAAACACGCTCGCCGGGCCAAGCGTGTTTGCGCCGCGAGACTGGCCGACGAACGCCGGGACCTATCCAGCGATCCTCGTGCAGGCCTATCGGGAGCGCAAAGACTCTCGCGGGCATTCGCAAGTGCCGCAGTTCATCGCGACCGCGCGATTGTCGGTGGTGGGGCGGCTGCAGGCCGCGACTGCCGAGCAGGCCGAAGAAGCCCTCGACGAATTCTGCGAGCAGATCGAGCTGGCGATCCTGACCTGCCAGGCGATCTTGCAGAACGTGTCCCGCATCGCCTACGTCGAGACAGACATGGGCGTGTCGAGTGATGGTCGCCAGCACATCGGCGAGGTCCAGCTTGATTTTGGCCTCGAGTACTCCGTCGACATCGACCCGATCGAGCAATCGCCAGTCAGTCCGTCCGCAGCAGTTCCATTCCAGACCGCAACGGTCACCGTCATTGAGCCGGCCGGCACTACGCAGCCGTCGCAGACATTCACGCTTCCGCAATAGGGGCAACTCATGAAGGTATATCCCGCGCCGGGTCTGAAGGTTCGCGACCCGGTCACGATGCAGCACATCCCGAACGATGGTCATGAAGTGTCGGAAAACGACATGCACTGGGCCATGTTGATCAACCATGGGGACGTCACGACGACCCAGCCGAAGTCGCCGGCATTGCCGGCGACCTCCGGAAAGAAGAATGACGGGGGTGCGGAATGACGATTCCTTTCCAACAGATTCCGTCGACGCTACGCACGCCGCTGTTCTTCGCCGAGGTCAACAACTCGAATGCGAATACGGCCACGCAAAACCAGCGTGCGCTGCTGATCGGCAACATGATGAGCACGGGCACCGCTACGGCGAACATCCCGACGATCTCGCAGGGTACTAGCGACGCCAAGACGAAGTACGGTCTCGGCTCGATGCTTGCGCAGATGCTCTACACATACCGCCAGAACGACACGTTCGGCGAAGTGTGGTGCCTGCCGCTGGCCGATGATCCCTCGGCTGTCGCTTCCGCTGGCTCGATTGCCTTCACGTCGGCCCCGACGGCAACCGGCGTGCTATATCTGTACATCGGCGGCATCCGAATCCTGACGACGGTCACAGCGGCCATGACGACTGCGCAGGTCGCGACGGCCGTGGCCGCTTCGATCAATGCTACGGTTGACGCCGCTGTGACGGCAACGGCTGCCACCAGCACGGTGACGATCACCGGCAAAAACAAGTGCGACGCGGCGAACGACATCGACATCCGTGTCAACTACCTCGGCACTGCGTCGGGTGAAGTGACGCCGACGGGCCTGGCGTACACCATCACGGCCATGGCTAACGGCGCGGTTAATCCGACGCTGACCAGCGCGCTCGCGAACCTGGTCGATCTGTCGTTCGACTTCATCGCCATGCCGTACACGGACGCAACGTCGCTCAACGCGATGCAGTCGTTCCTGAATGACGTGTCGGGTCGCTGGAGCTGGTCGGTTCAGATCTACGGCCACATGTTCTGCGCGTACCGCGGCACGTCGGCAGCTCTCGGCACGTTTGGGGTGACCCGCAACGACCAGCATGCGTCGATCATCGGCTTTTACGACTCGCCGACGCCGAACTGGAAGTGGGCAGCCGCCTATGCCGCGCAAGCTGCAATCAGCGTGCGCGCCGATCCGGGTCAGCCGCTCCAGACCTTGGTGATGCAGGACGTTCTGGCGCCCCCGCTCCAATCGCGCTTCCTCCTGTCCGCTCGCAATACGCTGCTGTACGACGGCATCTCGACGTTCACGGTCGACTCGTCCAATCAGGTGCATCTGGAAGGCACGATCACCACGTACCAGTTGAACTCGTTTGGGGTGGCTGACAACAGCTATCTGCAAGTCAACACGATGTTCCTGTTGATGTATGTGCTGCGTCAGCTTCAATCTCTGGTGACGACCAAGTACGCCCGCTCGAAGCTGGCGGCGAGCGGCACCGTGTTTGCGCCGGGTTCGAACATCGTCACGCCTGTGATCGTCAAGGCCGACCTGATCGCCCAGTACAACACGATGCAGTTCAACGGGTTCGTGCAGCAGGCCGCAGCCTTCGCGGCAGGCCTGATCGTGCAGATCAATGCAACGAATCCGAACCGCCTCGACGTGCTATACGACGCGATCCTGATCGATCAGTTGAACGTCTTCGCCCTGCTGGCTCTGTTCCGGAACAGCTAACGCAATTTGACCTTGAGAGGCCGCCTTCGGGCGGCCTTTTTCATTCTGGAGAGCCTAAATGGCGGATACAACTAACCGGTTGGCGGGGATTGCGACGGTCACCGTCGACGGCGTCAACTACCTCCTGTCTGGCGAATTCACCTATCGCCCGTCGACGGTCACGCGCGAATCCCTGAAAGGTCAGGACACCGTCCATGGCTACAAGGAAATGCCGGAGACCGGCAAGATCGGCGCGACATTCCGCGACGCGAACAACATGTCCGTCGCAGCGTTCAACGCGATGACGAACGTCACGTTCGTGGGCCAGCTCGCGAACGGCAAGGTCATCATCGGCCGCAATATGTGGACCGTCGAAACTCAGGAAGTCAAGACGGAAGACGGCACATTCGAGGTTAACTTCGAAGGCCCGAGCGTCACGGAAAATTAACCCATGAACGATTTCGACGAAGAAGCAAAAAAAGAAGACCCGCCGGCCGAGTTGCCGTCCGAAAAGACGATCGTCCTACGCAAGCCGATCACGATCGGCGCCGGTGCTGATCAGGTCGTTTACAGCGAGATCACCCTCAATGAACCTTCGGTCGACCAGATCGAGAAGTTCATCAAGAAGCTGAAGGGCACAAACGAAATCGACGCGATGCGGTATTTCGTTGCGCTCGTTTCCGGCGTGTTGCCGTCGGTGATCGGCCAGATGGGTGCGCGCGACTGGAACGATGCGCAGGAGTATCTCCAAGCTTTTTTTCCGAAAAGCGGCTCCCCAGCAATTGGGAATATGTAGTCGCCGCAACAGCGAAATCTTATGGCTGGACTCCGCGTGAGGTTGGTGAGCTGACGTGGAGCGAGGTAGAGCGCTGGGCTCGACACGCGGACCTGATAGTCAAAACCGAAAATGGCAAATAAATTCGAGATCCGCATCGGCGCGGTCGACGGCGTCACGAAGGTCGCGAACCGGATCAGCCGCTCGATCGAAGGCATCACGGCGCCGTACACGAATCTTCGGAAGTCGCTGAAGACGCTTGGCGATTCGAGCGGCGTTGGAAAGCTGAATGATGGGCTTTCGAAGGTTGCCGATACGGCCCGCAACGTCGCCGACCGGATCGCGTCTATCGTTCCCGGCCTGACCGCGATCACCGGTGCATTGTCGTTGGTCGGAATCGGCAAGCTGGCGGCCGACTGGGGCGCGTTCGGCTTTTCCCTGTCGAAGACGTCGCGATCGCTCGGCATGTCGACGAGTGATCTACAAGCGTGGCATATCGCTGCGCAGAAAGCTGGCGTCTCTGCGGCCGAATTCGATTCAAGCGTTGCCAGTTCGCAAGACACGATCCGCGATGCCCGCTATGGGAAAAACCCGGAAGCGCTGATGCTTATGCAGCGCATGGGCGTCCAGATTGCATCTAATCGAGACGGTACGATCGATTACCTGACGACGCAGCAGCGCCTTATGGCGGCTATCGCGCGCCAAAAAAACCCAGTCACACAGCGCAATGTGGCCGCCGCGACCGGGATGGCTGGGTTTCTCCCGATAATTCAGCGCGGCACGTACGGGCAGGATCTCGCGAACGCGCGCTCGAGCGGGCAGATCATGACGCCGGCGCAGATCAAGAACGCCGAACAGTTCGAAGACCGGATCATCTCGCTCAAGCAGTCGCTGACGAATCTCGGCTATTCGATTGGCAATGCGGTAACGCCGCCGCTACAGAATTTCGTCGAGTCGATGACGTCGTTTTTCAACGACAACAAGGCGCAGATCGTCGACACCATCGGCGGTGCGTTCAAGCAGATCGCCGAGTGGATCAAAAGCGTCGACTGGAAGGGCGTAGCGACCGACATCGGCAACATGGTCACGCAGATCGGGGGCGTGAAGGGAATCGCGGTCGCGATCGCGGCTATCACGTTCGCTGGTCCGATCGGTGGCCTGCTGACTTTGACGTCAAGTCTTATTTCACTGACGACGATCACAGTTCCGGCGGCAATCAAGGCGCTCGCTCGACTGGGTGGGGCACGCGCGGCGGCCGCTGCTGGGGCAGAGGCTGTTGCGGCGGGCGGCGGATCTGCAGCAGTCGGGGGCGCCGGCAGCATTGCCCTTACGGTAACCAGCACGATTGCTGCTCTCGCTGCTCTCGGTTACCTGTCTTATGAGACGTACAAGCACAGAAATGAGATCGGAGTAATCCAGGCCGAAAATACACCTCCTGCATTCGGAGGGGGCGGTGATGGTAAATCGGTTGGGCGCTGGGGAAAGATTGGAGACTGGCTCGGTATCAACGGCAGCACCGGCCAGCGCAATGCGCAGTCCACGGCATTATTTTCCCGTCTCGAGTCGCAATACAAGCTTCCGAGTGGCTTGCTGGATAGTGTGTGGGCTGCCGAGTCTGGCCGGGGCGTAAACATGCTTTCGCCGAAGGGCGCGAAGGGCCATTTCGGGTTCATGGATCCGACGGCTGCGCAATATGGCCTGACAGACCCCAATGATCTGAACGCATCTGCGACGACCGCGGCTCGCATGTATAGCGATCTTCTGAAGGCCAACGGTGGCGATCTCGACAAGGCGCTCGCTGCCTACAACTGGGGTCAGGGGAACCTGAACAGGTTCGGGCTCGCCGGCGCACCTGAGGAGACGCAGGGCTATATCTCCAAGGTTGAGGCCGGAATGGGTCTGACGCGCGCTGCGCCGCTGGCCGCACCAGTCGCTGGTGGTGACCACGATGCGCAGGTTGCAGCGCTTCAGGGCGCCGCTCCGCAAGTCAGTGTGACGGTGCACAACGCATTGCCGGGTACGAAGGTGGACGCCCGCGGCGCGGATGGCTCCTACATGCCGACGAAGATCAACTATTCGATGGGCAACCCCTCTTACGGCGCGCTTCCATGAGCTTCTGGACTGAACTTCAACCGGCGAGCTGGCGGACTATTCCGTTCGGCGTCAATGCCGCAGACGCAAGGTTCGGCCGCAAGCAGGCGATTCACGAATATCCGAATCGGGATGAGGTCTGGGTCGAGGATCTGGGCCGCGCTGCGCGGCGAATCAACATTCGCGGTTTCCTGCTTGAGAACGATCTCGTCTATTTGGGCGGCAGCGTAATCCAGCAGCGCGAGGCGATGATCGCCGCGTGTGAGGCGCAGGACCAAGGAGAGCTCGTCCATCCGACGCTTGGTCGCCTTAACGTTAGCCTTCTCTCGTTTGAGGTATCGGAGCGCAAGGAAGATGGACTGATGTTCGAAATCCACCTCTCGTTTATAGAGAGCGGATTGCGGATTTTCCCGAGCTCCGGGCCATCCGACTTCGACGTCGTCAATACATCGGCAAATGCGGCGGATCTCGCTGCAACAGCCGATTTCGCGAAACGTGCGCTCGTTGATCTGCAGCAGGGCGCATCCGTCGTGAAGCAGGCGGTCTCGACGGCGACCCTATGGGCTGGCAAGGCGATCGGGCTGGTGAATGGTGCGACGAGCATCTTCCACATGGTCACGGGCCTGACTGGTTCGTATGGGCGATTCGCCGGCGGCCGCACGGTTGGTTTTTCCGGGTTTTCTGCTCTTTCGAGCCTGCAGCAGACCCTCGGCACGGCGCAGCAGGCCAATGCAACTGTTCAGACGCTGACGGCATACGGAACGCGTGCCCGCAATACCGTTATTCAGGCAGGTTCGGCCCTCACTTCAGCAGCAAGTTTCCTTGGACTCTGATGGATTCCCTCACCGCATTCGCCGCAGCAGCTCAAGCACTCGCTGCCTCGGTCTTCGCGTTCGCCGCGAATCCCGCCGATGCAGTGAGGATGCTCATCAACCTCGCCAATTTCACGCCGAATGCGCCGACGCCTACTTATTCGGTCGGCTCGGCGATGGCCGATATTCAGGATGCCACTGGCGATCTGTTCCGGCGTGCCGCGGTGGTCGCGCTCGCGCGCGCGTCGTCGACGTATCAGCCGGCGTCGGCAGACGATGCAGCCAATGTCCGCATGCTGGTGGTGGGTGCCCTCGACAACGAGATCCTGATTGCCGGTGACCAGGGCGAGGACGGAACGTTTAACGCATTGCGCGCGCTGCGCGCGGCGGTGATTCAGGATCTTGCCACGCGGGGCGCAGGGCTTCCGTCGACCATGATAGTGTCGCTCAAGGCGGCGTTGCCGGCGCCGGTTCTCGCTCAGCAGCTTTACCGCGATCCGAGTCGTTCCGACGAGATCGTGAGCGAAGCGAATTGCCCGCATCCGGCGTTTTTGCCTTCTTCCTTCAAGGTGCTTTCCTCATGAGCGACGATCTGACGCTTGTGATCGGAAGTCAGCAGATCTCGGGGTGGACTTCCATCCGCGTTTCAAGAGGCGTGGAGCGGTGCCCATCTGATTTTGAGATTGAGGCCACAGAGCGATTCCCGGGTGTTAGTGACATTGAGATATTGCCGGGCTCGCCATGCACAGTGCTGCTCGGCTCGGACATTGTTATCTCGGGGTATATCGACCGTATTCGGCCGAGAATTCGGAAGAACGAACATGCGGTGATTATTTCTGGTCGTGGAAAGTGTCAAGACCTCGTCGACTGCTCGGTGTATCAGTCGGGGTTTCAGTATCTCAATATGCATGTGCTCGACATTGCGAAGCAGATGGCCGCCGAGGTCGGAGTGAACGTTTCGCTGGCGCCGGGGGCAGATCAGGGCGACGTGATCGAGCAATTGAACGTCATCATGGGAGAAACCCCGTACGACGTGATCGAGCGGATTTGCCGTTTCCGCGCGATGTTGCTCTATGAAGACACCGACGGTTCGCTGATTCTCTCGAATGTCACGAACAGGGTGTCTGCCGCTAGCGGATTTCAGGAGGGCATTAACGTCGAAGAGGCTGAGGGCGTTTATGCCATGGACGGCCGCTTCAGTACATACGTAGCCGTCCAAATGGGGCTTGACGTATGGCGAGATGTCGGCGATGGAGGAAACCTCATCGCGATCGAGGCCGATCCGGGAGTGCCACGTAACCGCCCGAAGGTGATCATCGCCGAAGGCGTCTACGGCGGCCAGGTTCTTGCGGCAGAGCGCGCGAAATGGGAAAAGGCCCGGCGCGCTGGCCGTGGATTCGCTGTGCGATTGACGACTGATGGATGGCGGGATTCTGCCGGCGCGCTTTATGAGCCCAACACGCTCGTGACGCTGGACATTCCAAGCCTGAAGCTGAATGGCAAAACATGGGTAATAGCCGACATCACCTATACGAAGAGCATGCAGGGCACGAAAGCGATGCTGACCTGTATGCCGCCGAACGCCTTTAACCCGGCACCGGTGATTCTCAATCCGCTTGCCCCGATATTAGCCAGCTAGCCGGAGGAAACCGATGAGTGACGCTTCGATGTTCGACCGCATTACGCGGCGGATTCAGATGGCTATTGGGCGCGGCCGCATCAACACAGTGGACGATAGCGGCCCCATCCAGTCGGTGCAGCTCTCATACAGCAAGATCGAGACGAAGGACAACATTCCGCGCGTGATGGAGTACGGCTATACGTCGAATCCGCCGGATAAAACCGATGCAGTTGCTGTGCACGTCACTGGCGACCGGTCGAACGCGATCTGCATCGGCACGAATCACCAGCCGAGCCGGCCGACTTCGCTCGCGACCGGTGAGGTGATGCTCTATCAGTTGAACGGTATCCAGGTCTATCTGAGCAATGCCGGCCTGAACATAGTCGCGGCATCGCTGCCTGTAGTAGTGAGCGGCGCGACGACGGTAACGATCAATGCAGCAACTAAGGTGCGCATGGTGACGCCGCGGCTCGAATGCACCGGCGACATTGTCGACAACTGCGATACGACCGGCCGCAGCATGGCTGCCGACCGCGCTATTTACGACAGCCACGAGCACGACATTCACAACGTTCAACCCGGCAGCAGCACGATCACCTCTAATCCGCCGAATCAACCCGAATGAGCGATACCACTACGGTTTGGGACGTGACCAACAGTCGCGGGGACTGGGTATTGTCCGGCGCCCAATTGCAGACTGGCAATGACCTGCAAACGGCTGTCCTGATCTCGCTTTTCACCGATCGAATCGCCACGTCCGGAGACGTGATTCCGGATGGCACGACCGACCCGCGCGGGTGGGTTGGCGACCTCGGTGAGGCCTATCCGATCGGCTCGCGATTCTGGCTGCTCGATCGTTCGAAGCAAACGAACCAGGTTCTCAAGGATGCGCAGTCATACGCGGAAGAGGCGCTGAAGTGGCTCATCGATGACGGCGTGGTGGCGAAATTCGACATCACGGTCGAATGGACGAAGCCGGGGATGTTGGGCATCCAGATCATTGCGCATAAGCCGAACGGCACTACGGTGCCGCCGTTTCAATTTCAGTGGGCATGGAAGGGACAACAGTAAATGCCTTACGCACGCCCCACACTCAGTCAGCTACGGATACAGGTTGCGCAAGACATCGCGGCTGGCTTGCCGGGTTCTGATCCGCTGCTTCGTTTCTCGAATCTCGCGATCACGGGAACAGCGCAGGCGAACCTCGCGAATCTGCACTACGGGTATCTCGACTGGATTTCGCTGCAGGCTGTTCCGTTCACGTCGTCGGGCGAATTCCTCGACGGCTGGGCGGCACTGAAGAACGTTTTTCGCGAAGCTGCCGTGCAGGCGGGCTCCATCACGCCCGGGCAGGTGACATTCACCGGCGTCGCCGGGACCGATGTCCCGCTCGGTACGCCGCTTGTGCGCGGCGACGGCGTTGGCTATACGACGACGGCTGATGCGGTTGTCGTCGGTACGACTGTCGTGGTTTCGGCTGTTGCCAATGCCGATCCGACTGGACAGACGGGCGCGTTCGGGAATTGTCCCGCCGGCACGGTGATGACTCTCGGGACTGCGATCCCGGGCATCCAGTCGAACGGCACGGTCACGACCGCGTTTCAGAACGGCGCGGACATCGAAACCGACGACAGCCTGATGTCGCGGATGCTGCTCGCATATCAGAACACACCGCAGGGCGGGGCATCGAACGATTACGTCGAATGGGCGCTGGCGGTAAATGGCGTGACGCGCGCGTGGTGTAACGGTAACGGGTTCGGCGCGGGCACCGTTGTCGTGTATGTGATGCTGGATTCGACAGAATCGACTCACAATGGCTTCCCGCAGGGCGTGAGTGGCGTTGCCTCAGCCGAGACGCGCGGGACGCCTACAGCGACCGGAGATCAGCTCGCTGTCGCGAATTACATCTACCCGCTACAGCCTGTTACAGCGCTGGTTTATGTCTATGCGCCGACGGCAGCACCGCAGAACTTCACGATCACTGGCCTCACGAACGCCTCTGCCGCGACGAAAGCAGCCATCGCTGCGGCCATCGCTGGCGTCTTCGTCCAGTACGGAACGCCCTTGGGCGGAACGATTGCGCTGTCGCTGATTGAATCGGCTATCGCCGCGATCGCTGGTACGACCGGGTTCGTCATCACGACGCCGGCAGGGAACATCACCACCACGTTGGGGCAACTCCCGACGGTGGGCACGATCACCTATCCGTGATGAGCGCTCCGAACTACTCAGCCGCCGACTATCTGTCGGCGATGCAGGCGCTCATGCCTCGCGGACGTGTGTGGCCGAAGGATTCCGACGCGACGCAGACACAGGTTCTCGGCGGGCTCGTTCAGGTCTATGCGCGAAACACCGCACGGGCGAACAACCTGTTAGTCGATGCGTTTCCCGGTATGAGTGCGGAATTGCTTCCCGAGTGGGAGGCGACGCTTGGCCTACCGGACCCGTGCGCGGGAGTAGCCCCCACGGTGGCCGCGCGTAATGCACAGGTGTTGGCGCGATTTACAGGCCTGGGGGGGCAGTCGGCGGCGTACTACATCAGCTATGCGGCGACGCTCGGCTACGCGATCACGATCACAGAGTTTGCGCCAGCGCGCGTCGGGCAGAGCAGGGTAGGTCAGCCATTGTGCGGGCCGGCCTGGGCTTTTGCATGGCAAATCAATGCACCGCTGAATACGGTGATTCGGTCGCGGGTTGGAACTGCTCGCGCCGGCGACCCCCTTGCAAGCTGGGGGAATGCGGTCTTGCAGTGCGAGCTGACCGAAATTATCCCTGCACACACGATTCCGATTTTCGCCTACTTCTAAGAGGCTATATGTACCGAATTGATGACCCGTCTGCATCTGCGACACTGCCTACTCCTGAAGCGGCATTGACTGAAGGGTACTGGACGGAAGGAAACCCGGGGTCAGGCATCCCCGCGACGCTTGAGCGTGCGTCCTGGTTCAATATGGTTCAGGAGGAGCTGCGCGCGATTGTCGTGGCAGCCGGCCTGACGCCGAGCAAGACGACTTACAACCAGGTGCTGTCAGCGATCAAGCGCATCGGGCAGAACACGGTTGTTCTGCCCGACACCGGCACCGCCAACGTGTACACAGCGGTAAATGCGGTACCACTCGTTTCGGGTACGTGGGTGGATGGTGTCGTGCAGGCAGTCAAAATTGCGCATACGAACACTGGCGCATCGACGTATGCCCCTGATGGCCTCACTGCGATCCCGATCTACGGTCTGGGTCTTCAGCCGCTTCAGGGTGGTGAGTTGCTGCTCAACGGTACCGCTATCCTGATGCATGCGACGATCGCAGGCGTCAACAGCGGAAACCCGATCTGCGTGTTGATGGAATGTGCCGGCGGAGCGCAGCAAGTCCCCCCCGCCACCGCAAGCCAGCATGCAGTGCAGCTTCAGCAGATCGGCCACGGCCAATGCCGATTGAGCGTCACCAGCACGACAGTGCTTACGCTCAAGCCGTACAACGGCAACAACGTCATCGTGAACGGCGTGCCGCTTCAATTGCCGTCTGCCGGCGTGACGTACACACTCAGCGGTCTGGCTGCTAGCACGTTGTATTACGTCTACCTGTCGGGAAATACCGCGTCGCCGGTTCTCTCGGTTTCCACGACAAGCCACGTCACTGGTTCTAATGGTGTGGAAGTCAAAAGCGGCGATGCAACGCAGACTCTGGTGGGGATGGTGCGGACGAATGCGAGCACGCAGTTCGTGGACTCTGTGACGCAGCGGTTCTGTTTGAATTGGTTTAATCGCCGCAATCTGAGTTGCCAGTTTGCGCTCTCTTCGCCACTGAATTTCACCAACACAACCGGTGCGATATTGTCGGCGACATTTATTGTCGAGTTTTTGAATTGGAGCGACGAATCTGTACTTGTCATTTTCGATGGATTCTGCCTGAACAACACCACAGGTAATGCGGTCCAACTAGTAAGCGGCGCAGATGGCTTGTCGAATATTGGCAGTCCGCAAACGTTCAATAGCTATAACGCTAGCGCAAACGGAAACTTCAGCACGTCATATAACAACCCGTTCGTCGAGGGGTATCACTACACCTCGCTGTTCGGGAACGTGAACGGCGGAACGGGCACTCTTGGGCAGGGCTCGCAAACCAAGGCTACGGTGAGAGGTTAATCGATGACACAAAAAGCGATCGGACCAACGTTTTCCGGTGAATTGCTCGCCTATGGGACGGCAAATAGTCTTGCCGTCGTTGGTCAACATTTCACCTGGCATGAAGACGGGACGCTCGAATTTTTCAGCGACACGCCAGCAAACGTGGTCTTGGCTGTGGAGGCCGTCTATGCTGCGCACAATCCCAATGCGACGCTCCCTTCTTAGGGCTTAGATTGGCCGGCCCGTTGTTTGGCGTTGCTCTCTTTCTTCCAACCGTATTCGCTACTTAACCACAGTAGGATGCCGCCAGCGCAAAGAATCAGATGGTCATGATCCAATTTAGTCCCGAGCAGAATTGCAGCGGCCATGACGACTGACGCTATGCCGAGCAGGCGCACGAATATCGTTGTAAGCTTGTCAAACCAATTCATTTTGCATATGTCGCGCGGGAAATAGTCCGGGCATTCTACACGCGTCGCCTTTCTGCTGAACTTACTGCGCAAGTAGATTGGCTACTACGATAGCCCGGTTGCGCGCTTCAGCCAGAGCCAACACCGGACCGGGATGTACCTCGCCATCTGAAAGTAGCGCGCACCAGTTCGGCAAGAACTTGTCGAGAAAATAAGTTTGCACGAGCGGGATGTTGTAGGCGACCGCGACGCTATCGACCTGAAGGACGTACGGCAGGATGACCGGCGATGTCGAGCCTGGATTCGCCAGTTCGACGTTGTCCGCCGGGGGTTGGGTTGGATCGCAAAGCGGGTTCGGCTCCTCCAGAATCGCAATGCGCCCAGCACTCTGCACCGTCGTGATGAACTCAATCAACTCCTGTCGAAACTGCTCTGGTGTGACAGTGATGCGGTCGTTTATACCGTAGTTGCCGAGCACAGCCTTGTACTCAGGGTGCGCCGCTAGAACCTGGGCGAGCGATTGCTGATACGCTACATTCCCGCCGGCGAGCGCTTGGGCCAAGGTCGAGTCGGGTATCGCATTTGTGGTAACAGTTACGCCTGCTCCAAATTGGGTCTGAAGATCGGCCTGCAGATCCGTTGTAGGCAGCCCGGTAACGGAGAACGTGCCCGGCGACGTCTCCATATAACCAGCCATTGTCGAGTCGCCCCACGTGTTGATGGCTGCGACGACTGGGACTGGAGCGGGTGGCAACGCCGTATTTGCAGTTGGCGACGAATTCCCACCTCCACCCCCGCCGCAGGCTGCAAGCAGCATCGCAATTACTGCGATGAAAAAATATTGCATAAACATTTTCATTCCTTTTGCATTTTTAGCGCGCGCAACGATCCTATGACGGCACGCGCCATGTTGATTCGGGAGATAGAGGGGGAAAGAAGCCACTATTCAGGCTATTTTATTAAATTCCGTACAAGCGGCGCAATGACCGCAGCCTCGCGCTGCGCCTTGATCTGAAGCAGGTAGGCATCCGGATACAAGCGCGACGCCATATGCGCTTGCCAGTTCGGCAGGCTGCTGATGTATGCATACTGACTGACTAGCGCCACACCGAACTGCACCGCAGCATCATCCATGGCCTGCACGTAGGCCGCGAGTTGCGGATGGTCGCTATCGCAGACCGGTCCGCTTTCCTCAAGCACCGGAATCTTTCCGCTCACCCTGACTGCGGCAACCCAGGCGGCAAGATATTGCCGGTAATCGTCGATGGTTTCGCCGCCGAGCGCGTCATTGCGTGTGTGACTTTCGATAACGTAGGACGCGCTGGATAGTTTGATCCGATCGGCGAACGGCGCGCCGTTCCCATCCATGCCAAGCATCTCGTTCTGAAGGCTGCTAGATGTCCCTCCGGTCGCATGACTAACAACCGTGATGCCAGTGTCGTTAAACTGGTTCTGAAGGAGAGCCTGGAGCGCCTGGGGTTCGCTCGGCGTGACCGTTGACCACATCCCGTAATCACTGACCGTAAAGCCCGCGATTCCGTCATCACCATAGACGTCGATCTGCACTATTGGCGTTGACGCCGGTCCGGTAACCGGTGCCGAAGCCGCTACAGGCGCGGAAGCGGTTGCAGGGCTCGACGCCGCAACGGGCGCTGATGCAGCCACCGGTGACGATGCCGCATCTGGACTTGACGCCACTACCGGCGCACTGGCCGGAATCGCAACGGATGGCTTGCTTGCCGGCGAGCTACCTTGACCGCCCCCACAAGCGGCGAGGCAAATGCTTAGGGCTGCGACTGCTCCGGCTCGCCAGCGTCCGCCGATGGTTCGATGACTGCGCCGTAACGGCGAGCCCGGGCATGCAACTGATCGATGCTCCTGACGGGCCCGAGCATCAGTTCGATCTGGAGCATACCGTACATGAGCACGTGATAGCCCATTTCCCGCTTGTCCTCGTCCGAGAGGTACTTGTGAAACTGGCGGCCGGTAGTGATTCCAAAAACGTCGGCCATCTGCGAGTTGGTGTAGCCCAACTCCTCTTTGAGTTGCCGAAGGCCGGCTTGCGGGATTGCCCGATAGTGCATGGGTGGCTGTTCCAGTCGTGCGCACGGACGCGCGAAAAGTGGCGCTCATGATGAGTTCCTTTCGGAGTATCGGGCACAGCGGTATGCATAGCCCTGTGACTGAAGAATATCACCCCTAGGGTGATTGTCAAGCAACAAATAACGACCGACCACCAAGCCCTCTCCGGAGGGCTTTTTTATTTCCGGGGCCCGAATGAGCGAGATCGACGCCATCAACGAGCGTTTGAAAAGAGGCGAAGAAAAATTCTCGGAAGTGTCTGCTGCGCTTTCCGGGATCACGGATCACCTGAAACGCCAGGACGAGATGTATGCCGAGCTGGGCGCAAAGATCGATGCGCAAGGCAAGAGTACGGCGGCCATCGTTGATATGTGGGATGGCGGGGTGAATGCTACGCGGTTTTTCTGCCGCCTTGCGCGCGCGTGGGAATGGATAGTCAAGCAGATTTTTTCAAAGCGGTTTATCGCGCTGGTGCTCGTCTACGCCGCGCTGCACTGGCTGATTTTCAAGAGCCTCCCTGACTGGACGCACTGGGTGATCTCGCTCTACAAGGTCTACAAGGACATAGCGTGAATCTGACAGCAGACATTATTGCCGCAGGATGCGGTACGTCGCCGGCGCGAGCAGCACAATGGTTGCAGCCGATTCAGGGCGCATGCGACAGATTCGCAATCAATGCGCCGTTGCGTGTGGCAGCGTTTCTTGCTCAAGCGGGCGTCGAGTCGGCCCGTCTTACCGCAGTATCTGAAAACCTGAACTACAGCGCAGCAGGATTGCTGTCCACGTTCCCGACTCACTTCGATGAAGCTGAGGCGCAACAGTACGCGAACAAGCCTGAAATGATCGCCAATCGCGTCTACGCGGGCCGCTACGGCAATGGCGATGAGGCGAGTGGAGATGGCTGGAAATTCCGGGCGCGAGCCCTGATCGGTATCACGTTCCATGACAACTATGTGCTCTGCGGGATCGGCATCGATCTCCCGCTTCTGGAGCAGCCCGAGTTGCTTGAGCAGCCCGAAAACTCGGCCGTCGCCGCTGCATGGTGGTGGGCTAACCACAACCTCAATGCGCTCGCCGATGCAGGGAATTTCCAGCAGATCACGCGCGTGATTAACGGCGGAATGAACGGGTATTCGCAGCGGCTCGCGTTGTACGGGGCGGCGAAGAAGGCGCTCGGTATTTCCTGATCCCGAATATTCTCACCATGAGGCCGCCCGAGAGGCGGCTTTATTGTTTCTGGAGCCTCCATGGCCGCCTTACCAGGTTCCATTGCCCAGTTTCCGTTCACGATCAAGCAGGGCGCCGACTGGCCAATCACGATGACGTGGCTGGACGACAACGGCAACCCGATGAATCTCACGGGCTATTCGATGTCGCTGTCGATTTGCCCGTCTCCTGGCGCGACGCCGCTGCTGACGCTTTCGAGCGCATCGTCGTCTGGCAGTCGGATCATCCTCGGCGGGACTGCCGGCACGATCGAGCTTTTCTTTGCGCGGGCCGATACGCTCGCACTGGTTGCTGGCGGTGCGCCGCTGCCTAACCCATCAGCGGGAGGCCCGGTGGTCTACAAGATTGGCTCGCATGATCTGAAGTATATCGACCAGAGCGGTCTCACCAACTATCTGTTTGAGGGGAGCGCTTACCTCGATCGGAGCTCAACGGCATGAGCAGCCTTCAGATTGTAGTCAATCCTTATGCGGGCTCCATCGTTGTAAATGGACCCAATGCGCCGCAAACGATCAAGCTGACACCATCGTCGCCGCCGCAGATTGTGCAGTTGGGTACGCTCAGCGCAGCCGTCAATCAGCAGATCACGCAAGCCGTTTCTCAAAGTGCGGCAAATGCTACTGCGGCAGCGGGTAGTGCGACGGCTGCGAGCGGGTCGGCTTCGGCGGCGGCTACTTCGGCTAGTAATGCATCATCCTCAGCGTCTGCGGCTTCGGCGTCTGCCGGAAGCGCGTCGTCAAGCGCGAGCGCTGCTGCTGGTAGCGCCTCTACCGCGTCCACGCAAGCAGGCAATGCCGCCGCAAGCGCTGGCGCATCGGCCACGTCAGCCACAGCTTCGGCGGCGTCGGCTACCGCATCAGCGAATGCTTATAGCGCTATTGCGAATGGAACAGCGACCTCGGCAGGGACGCTGACGGGTACAGAGACGGTGCCGGTTTCGCGCGGCGCGGGGTTGTTGCAGACGACGATCTGGGCCATTGGCAATTTCATTCTTTCCCAGTTTGGGGTTGCGTCGGTTGCCGCATTGCAGGCACTAAACACGCTATTTTTCAGCAGTGCGCAGACTTTTGGCTACCGTACACCCGGGGACGGCGGCCATGGTAAATACTATTTCACGCTGTCTGCGTCTCCACCTGCGCCCAATGGCGTTACGATTTTCCTTTCTAATGATGGACGCGGATATTGGTCTCTTGTTCATCACAATGAAATCTGGGCCGAACAGGCGGGAGCGTACGGGGACGCACTTGTTACGGGAGGAGGACACAACGATACCGCAGCCATTCGCGCGGCGATGAACGCGCTTGCACAGAATCCGAGCGACTCCAGATCGATTGCTGTTGCCGGGACGCCAATCCAGAGGGGTACCGTATTTTTGCGCGCTGGCTGCTCTTATCTGTGTGATGGCATCCCCCATCGCGCCGGAATTTCCCTCATTGGGGACACTGGTGAGGCGCTGATCGTGCCAAGCGCTGCAGTCATCTCGCGCGGCGCTGCTTACGCGGGTAATGCCTACACGAACACGGCCATCAGCACATATGATGCGTTTAATGTCGGAACGGGTCTGAAGCCGTTCATGTTCTACCCGGACGGAATCACGCAAACCCAGAAATGTGATGGCGTTTATTACCGGCGCATTCTGATCAATCCTACCTGGAATTTCTCGACCTTAAATTCGTCCCGCCCCACCATCGGCGGCTTCGACATGTCTTACATGGAGAAGGACTGGGGTCTCGAGCAGTGCCGAGTTGCAAACCTCGCCGGAACGGGATACAACTTTGATGACGCACAGGATGCCTTTTTAATTCGTTGCGAGGCGCTTCTTTGCGATAACGGTCGAACTGTGGGTTCCAGCCAATGGAATGCATCAAACGCAATTGCGTATCAAAAGTGGCGATTGGAGCGCAATGTATACTGCAATCACATAAGTTGGAAGAAGGCCGGGTTTCCGCCGCGTGGAAATGTGTATGACGAAGACAAGATCGAAGTCGGCGCAGAAATCAGTTCGACAATGACCAATCCGACGGTGCTGATTCTGGCGAGCGATGGCGAGGTGATGAGCAACGTTCATCACGTTCCTGGGCAATTCCCGGGAAGCGTCGGAACACCGATGATTAGTGTTGGTTATGGCGGCGTTGGTGCCAGCATAGCCGGCGGCTTTTCCATTGTCGGCGGTTTGGTTGAGGCTCCAACTACCGGCATCTATCAGTACCTGGACACCGACGCGACCGTTAGCGACTTCACGTGGATCGACGATCTAACCGTCAACAATCTCGCGGCGTTCGGAATCAAAGGCAACACGCAGACCGGAATGCTGCATGGTCAGAGCAACGCATCACCAATCGTTCGCCCGAATGACAATGTCCCCCAAGGCAGTCTGAGTCACTTCGTCAACACGGCGAACTCGGCGACCATCGAACCGACCCAGGTGTTCGGCTATTCGCCGTCGAATGGCCTCCCTAAACCAATGTTGCGCGGTCTTGCGACCATCACCCCGACTCGCGTACCGAGCGGCGCACAATTGCTGGCGGCACTCGGCGGTATCGTGCAGAAAGGGTCGCGCTCGGCTGCCCTGAGTGCGACTCTTGCCGTCCCGAATATCACGGGTCAGATTGAATGGTGGGACGTTACGTTTTATATCAGCGTAACGGCCGGCACTGCGCAGACTTACGAGCTACTGACGACACACAATATTGCCAGTGCAGCCAACTGGATTACGCGCGGAGGCGTCGTCACGCTACCTAACCTGACGGCGGTATGGCCGGTCACACTCAAATTTCCCGTGCTGCCCGGGCATTATTGGGGCATCGTTGTGAACGATACAACAAAGATCACCATCAATTCGGACGGAATAACCGGGACATATCTCAATTGAAGCAGTCGGGCAGCGGAATGTTGATCAATCGCGAACCGTAACGACCGGCACGGGGAACTGTGGTTTGGTGGTTACGGGTACCCGGGTTATCAGGCGTGCGCATCCGTAGCAGTACGATTCCCTTAGGGCTGCGTCAGAAACGGAGCGTGCGGGATCGGCAGCAAGTCGGCGAATTTTTTGATACTCCGTGCCGTTCCATATTTTGCTGATGGTTTGCGTGAACACGTTACCAAGCACCGCCTGCCCCGGCAGATTGGTGTGCTGCCGCGCCTCTCGATGCATACAGCACGCGATGACATCTCCGTTACTCTTCACAACCATCGCACTAAATGGCCAGTGACATTTCGGAAGAATGGATCGCGTCTTTGGCTTGCCGAAAGTGAAAGCGCTTAGATCGGCATCGACGATATTGAATAAGGCGCCGTCCTTGTCGTATCGAACGCCCACGAAGCTGGTAAAACTATTGACGCCAGGTATAAACGAGCGCGCCTTGACATTCTCTTCTTCATCGGCTGCATGATGAGGATGCTTTATGTGCTGCACTTCAATGATCGGGTGCTTGAGCCCGTGTTCCTGCTTATAGGAAGCGAGTCGTTGAAGGTTGGACATAACCCAATCGAGACGGCCGCCGATTCGTGTCGTGGCGTAGGATTCTTGCGTAGCTCCGTCTATCGCTACCGTCAGGTGCGTTAGGCCGCTTTTGGCAATCCGCTCAATGCGCGTATCCGAGAGGTCGTAGCTGAAGTGGGTTGTAATGTGAACGCTGAGCCCGGCGCGTCTCGCGATTCCGCACATTTCGTCAACGCGAGGGTTGGTTAGCGGATCGCCATAATAGAACAAGCTTACTGCCAGCGCTTTGCCGCGGATTTGATCAATGATTCTTGTAAATTGGTCCACGTGCATAACGTCCGACTTTCGGAAAGATTGAGCTTCCAGCAGAGGTCGACTTATTGCCGATGCGTCCGCATGAACGCATGTGGGGCAGCGCAGAGTGCATAGAGGTGAGATGTCGATCTTTACGACAGACGGAACCCGTCCAGCATGCTCTCTTGAAAACACGAAACCAAATGCGTTCTGCATCAAGTTGAGGATTTTGTCCGCGTCCAATGCACCGAAGATCCAATGCCGCCGGCGAATCGCGTCCTGCAGGTCACGTCGCGCTGCGCCGATGGACTTACCCAGATTGGTCATGTGCGTGTCATTTTTTAGGGAATAGCACTTGTAAGCTAGTTCTGTGCCACCGCGCTTTGACGGCAACAGCACCCCTTCTCATGTGCCATTACCTGATCTGTTACCCGTAACACCCGCGCCACGTTACGCCCCGTTACCCCACACAACCGCCTCCGGGCGGTTTTTTCGTTTACGGCCATGACCGACGTTACCCAGATCCACGAAGAGAAAGAAACGTTGACGGTTGACGTCAACATTCCGGGCCACGACCCGCGCACGACCACCGCGCTATTCACGCGTACGCGCAAAGAACTGATCGAGCGTGAGGGTGGCCGCTGCTACATCTGCAACGCCACCGCCAAGGAATCCGGCCATCCGCTTGAGGCTCACCACCATCCGATCGAGCGTTCGTTCGCCGAGATGATCGACTGGGACCGCTTCAAGGCCGACGCGCAGGCGGGCGTGTGGGGCGAGGCAATCCGCGCATTCGACTGGGACCACTTCACTGACTGGACCCAGTTCGTCGACGACATGACCGTCAACGGCATGTTGCTTTGCAAAATTCATCACATCGGAAAAGACGAGGGCATGCATGCACTGCCTTTCCCGATCTGGATTGCGCAGAAGTACGGCAAGGAGGGCTATCAATTCTCCGCTTCAGAAGTAATCCATCACCAGCAATAGGAGCATCAATGAACAACGCACTCGTTAGCGGCGGCATTGGCGTCGCATCCGGCTCTGTCTCGGCACTGATTCAATGGGCCTTCACCAGTGCCGGCCATCCCGTACCGGCTGAAGTACTTCCGATCCTGACCGGCGCACTCGTGTATGTCGGGCACGTCGCAAAGGGCTACCTCGCAACCAAGTTTGCTCTGGCCGCACCCGCTACCGTCACGCAGTAATCCCCGCCGCGCTCGCGGCAATCCCTGAAGGAAATTCCATGTTCAAGAAACTATGCCTCACGGCAGGCCTTGTCGCGTCCATGCTGTTTGCTGGCTGCGCATCGAACGGCTCCGCCCCCAAAATCCCAACCCCGCAACAACTCGTCGCCGACTTCTGCCCGGTCGTCAACGCCGACCTGAAGGTGCTGGCCGTTTCGCCTCTGCTCAACGCCTCGCAGCAGCAATTGCTGAATGGCGTGCCGGGCGACCCGACGAAACCGGGGATCATTGCGATCAACGCCGCGGTCTGCGCCGCCGGCGGCCAGATCAACGTTACGGATCTGCAGACGCTCAACAACACGGCGTTTCCAGCTCTTATCGGACTCGTCAGCGCGCTCCCGATGCTGCCGAACCAGCCTGCGATCCTGATCGGTCTGACGCTCGCACAACCGATCCTGAATCAGATTGTGGCGCAGGTCATGCCCGCCGCACCGGTTGCCGCATCGGCACCTGTAGCCGCGAGTCAGTAACATGGACTTCGCCAAGGTTCTCGCCGCGGCGAAGTGCGCTCAAGCCGCGTACATCATCGACCAGACGCAGGCGAAGCAGGCTTTCGAGGCGATGGGCCACACGTTCGTCAGCCAATACAAGGACGACGACAGCCAGGCCGTGCTGTCGATCGATCCGGCCGGCGCCACCTGCCTCAGCATTTCGGGGACGCGCTTCTCGGCTGGCAAGATCGGCGATCTGTTCGATGACATTCAGCTCGAGCCTGTTGATGTGGGCGATGGCGCGAAGGTCACGCGCGGCGCGTACGAGAGCGCCAAAGAGATCTGGGAGTGGGCGTTGAAGCTGGCTCCAGCCGGTGCGGTCTTCAATGTCTGCGGCCACAGTCTGGGCGGCTGGAGAACGGCCTACACGCCGCTGTTCATCCCTGCGGCACAGATCGGCACTCTTCACGCCTTCGAGCCCCCCAAAGGAGCGAATCTGGCCTACTACCAGAAGTATGTGCGTGAGCTGGCGGGGCTGGTGATCGTCGGGAATGGGCTGGACATCTGGTTCGGCTATCCGCGCCTGAGCGACTGGATGCACCGGCCAGGCCTGATGGCTCATCTACAGCAAACCGGATTCCAGTTGATCGACACGAGCAAATGGCCTGGTGGCCTCTCGCTGAGCGATCACTCGATCGATCTGGTTGTGAGCCGGCTTCAGGCTATTGTTGGGTCCGGCGTGCCGACTTAGCTTATCTTCGACGCGACGCTATTGGCCGCGTCGATTTCCTCGCCAATCCACCGCATGGGCCAAGCTGAGACGCCGTCGACCGAAAGACAGTTCCACACCAATTCGCCCTCGGCATTCGTGCCTGCAAACCGAGCAGGCTGCTCGCGGGCCTCCCAATCGTCATCCGTATCGGGATCAAATGCCGGAATGACCCAATAAAAGCGGCCAACGATCAAGTCTGCCCGTTCGGTCATACTCATCTCCCATTCCGCCTATGGCGGCGAATCAATCGAGCGTTTTCAACGCGTGAATGCCGTCTACGATCAGGCCAGTTATAACGCGCCGGTTGATCGTCGTTCCGGGCTTATTGCCTTCGACGCCTCGCCTCCATGCAACCAGTGCCGACTGCTCAAGAGCTCCGTTCCAAGCTCGCTGAGCAACCTCCTTGTCGGTGTAGTAGAGATGCCCCAGATCAACCTCAGTAGCGAACCACGCTTCAAAATCCATCCCGCCTCCCGCGCCCAATGGCGCACATCAATCAGCCGTATCCGGCACTTCCTCGCCGAACCATGACGCCACGCGAGCGCGCATCCCGGCGACTAGGGGCGTGGATGCGTCAAACCCAATATCATCGCTGGGCCGGATAAAACCCGTCCAATATCCAGGCGCCTCAATCGAATCGACAGGCCCGTAGAGCACGCTGATCAAAGAGCGCTCAAGGATTGGACCGCCGACCTCCCACCGTGCCGACGGATTGAAGTGCTCGACCGTACACCACTCGGCGCCGTCGCGACACCACCAGCGCCCCTTTTTCGTCAACCCTTCGGCGCGCGCCACCCAGTAATCCAGCAACGTCCCTTCGAGTTCACTTACCTTCAT